TAGATTTTACTTATTGTTCTCAACATATTCCAATAAGATTTTCAAATCGCATGTTTCATAGTTTTCTTTAAATGCTTTTAATTTTATAAATTTAGGTTTTTTCATAATACTGGTTTTATAGAATATATATGGTCCATATTTCCCATTTCTAACAGAAGAATTATCATCTATTTTTCTAATCATATTAGCATCTTTTGTTTCGATAACCGAGATTGCATTTTCAATAGTAAAATTACTTTCATTAAAATCTGTTGATGGAATTGATTTTTTATTATCACCCCATGAAAGATAGTATCCAAACTTACCCTTCTTTAAAATAAGTCGTTCTCCTTGGTATTCACCAAGGACTTTTGCATCGCGTTGATCATCACTAAGCACATCTTCTAGCCCTATGGTGCCTTTTTTTAAGTCATCTAAATTAATATCAGGTTTTACAGATTTAAATGTAACCTGGTCTCCAATGGTACATTTGACGACAGGACCATTTCTGGCTATAATGTATGTATGTTCATCATCAATTTTGATGGAGGTTCTTTGTATAGTAGATATTTTAGATGTAAGTGATTTTATTTCACTATGGCACTGTTCACACAAGTTATACCAAATCATATCGCCTTTTGCTATGAGATCAAGCTGATCTTCCATATTTTTCGTGTAATCATAATTAAATAGTTGTTGGAAATTTTCGATTAAGAATTCGATGACTAACAAACCGACAGGTTGAATTACTAGGCGGTTCTTTTCATTACCAAACTCTTTTTCGTGTGTTTTCTCTTCAATGGTGTCCTCAAGTAATTCAAAATCGACACAATTTATTTTTTTACCTTTAACATCTTGTTTTTTAACATAACCGCGTTCCATTATTTTATCCAATAAAGAAGCAAATGTGGATGGACGACCAATACCTTTTTCTTCTAAAATCTGAATGAGTTTAGCCTCGTTATAATGAGATTTCAATTCTTTCATAGTAACTTTAGAGTTTATTTTTTTATATTCTATAACTGAGTCATTTTTGATTGTAAGTAAATAATTATATGTGGGATTTTCTTTATCATAACCACCAACAATTTTCCAACCAGGAAATATTACCAATTCTTCAGTATTTCTATATGTATGGGTTTCGGGTGCACTAATTATCGCGGTTATAGAATTGCATTTGGCTGCTTCCATACAGCTTTCCATTGTAGTTTTCCAAATAAGTTTATATATTTTCTTTTCACGTGGCTCAAAAGTATTTGGTGCATCAATAACATCTATTTTGGTGGGTCTAATAGCTTCGTGAGCTTCTTGTGCTTCTACTTTTTCCTTTTCTTTGTCTTTTTTCTTGGATTTCTTTTTAGGTTTACTTTCACTTCTTTCACTTAATTTATTAATGTCTTTATTTATGTATTCTTCACCATAACTATTTTTAATGTGTTCTTTGGCTTTTTCGATAAACTCTTGAGAATATGTTTTGCTATCGGTTCTCATATATGTAATTAAACCAGCTTCATAGAGTTTTTGACATATTTTCATAGTGTCTTTAGGAGATATATTATAATTACTACTGGCACTTTGTTGTAGAGCACTAGTTGTGAATGGTGAAGGTGGATTTTTGGTTGTAATCTTAGGTTTTTGACAGGTTATAATATGATCATGATTTACAGATTCTTCTAAGAAGTTTTCCATAGAAGATTCATCATTATGATTAAAATTTAATGTAAATAAAATATTTTTGCTAGTAAAGTAACCAGTTGTATTGTATGCTTTTTTTCCAGGGGAAGAATCTATATCTTTTTGATTATCATAAACAAGACGTAAAGCAGGACTTTGACATCTACCAGCACTTAGTCCTGTTTTAGAGTTTCTAGATATTTTTTGCCATAGAATTGGACTAATTATATAACCAACAAGCAAATCCAGTACTTGACGTGCCTGTTGAGCATTAACAAGATCCATATTAAGCGTTCCACAATTACTTACCGCATTTTGTAATGCAGATTTAGTGATTTCATGAAATATCATTCGTTTTGTGGTATTAACAGGGAGATTAAATAATTGACAAATATGCCAAGCAATACCTTCGCCTTCTCTATCATCATCTGTAGCTAGAATAACTTCACTAGCTTTGGATATTTCAGAACGCATTTTAGATATATGTTTTTCTTTTTCTTTCAAAACTGAAAAGGTAGGTTTAAAATTATTTTCTAAATCAATGCATTTTAATCCCATCTCAGTAGCTAGATTTTGGATATGACCATAGCTTGCAATACATTTATAACCATTACCGAGATATTCCTCTATTTTTTTACATTTTGCTGGTGATTCGACTATAACAAGCTTGTGTGACATTGTTATGAATAATATTAAAAAATATTTATATTCAATTTAAAATATTATTCATTTCTACATAATGGACAACGCAAAGTAATTCTTTTACTTTTACAATATTTTACCATATTTACAACACAATTTTGGCAAAATTCATGCTCACATCTATTCTTCAATTCTGTTATAGTTGTCTTATGTTCTAAAGGGCAAATACATATTCCACATAACATATCAGTTTCAGGTTCAATTATATTCGGTTGTAAATTATCATTAATAACATCTATACGATTATTATTAGGTAAAGCAGCATCTTTAATGCAACAAAGCATTTTAGCTAATTCAGCCATTTAATTAAATAGTTCAAAGAGTATTTATTATATTTCAATTATATATCTTATTTACTTGATTATTTACACGCATAAAAGATACACATTTAGATAAATCTTTTAATTTTTTTGCGTTAACATAAGTGCAAGTAGATCGCAATCCACCAAGTAAATCTTTAATAGTATTTTCTACAGGACCTTTATATTTAACTTTAACAGTTTTACCTTCGGAAGATCTATAATTACTAACACCACCATAGTGTTTATTCATGGCAGTATCTGAACTCATACCATAAAACATCTTGTATTTTGTTCCATTTTCCTCTATCAAATCACCTGGACATTCATCATGACCAGCCAACATAGAACCTAACATTACAAAATCAGCACCAGCACCAAAAGCCTTGGCCGCGTCTCCTGGACATGTTATTCCGCCATCAGATATAATATGTCCTCCACAACCATGTGCTGCATCTGCACATTCTAAAACAGCAGATAATTGTGGCATACCCACGCCGGTTTGGAGACGTGTTGTACAAACAGAGCCACTACCAATACCAACTTTTACGATATCAACCTTACCATTAATTATTAATTCTTCCACCATTTCTCTGGATACTACGTTGCCAGCTATAATTACAGCATTTGGAAAGTTTTTCCGCAAATCAATACAAGCATCTACTAACTTATTCATATAACCATTAGCTACATCTATACATATTATATTGCACGCACTTGGGTTTTTATCGTTAATCTCTTTAAGTGTAGTCATGATGTGTTCATTTCTTAAACCAATTGTTAAACAATAATTATTATTCGTTTTATCAGGTTGTTTGTCTGGAATATCGTCTATATCTATAAATTTATGAAAAAAAGTCATCATATTATACTTATTTAGAACATTATACATTTCTAATGTTCCAACAGTATCCATATTGGCTGCTATTACTGGAATACCTTTCCATACTTGTTTAGAATGTGGAAACTTAAACTCTCGTTCAAGAGTAACATCATTTCTAGATGATAAAGTAGTTCTTTTAGGCCTTATTAATACATCGCTAAAATCTAACTTGACATCTTGTTCAATCTTCATTAATGTTATTTATTGTATTATGTTTAAATAATTAAATTGAATTTAAAATTAGTATTTGATATATATTATTTGAATATGAATAATAAAATTATAGAAAGAGATAATGATTGGGATCAATTTGTTATAATAGACTATGAACCTAAATCGAGAAAATATAAATTTAAAAAAACTAATATTCAAGATCCTATTAAAGAAAATGTCAGTGAAGAAAAAAATAAAATTAAAAAAATTCCTTCAAATTTTAGCATAAATGATGTAATAAATAAAAATGAAGGTAATTCACATTCATATTTAGATTTATTTGTAAATACTAGTGCAGTTCTTATCAAAAAGATGTTATTCTCTATATGTTATATAAGTATTAAATATATGTATACTATATAATGAAAAGAGAATTGGTAGTTTTTGGTACCATAGCATTTTTGGTTATGGATATTTACCATGATGGAAAATATTCTAAAAAATTTAAAAAATATAATAAACATTTAAAAATAATAGTTGTGCTTTTTTTTGGATTATCCTTACACCTCTTTACAAAAAAACATCCTGAACACACATATAGTACTGTATCTCACATGAATGGAATGATTAAGTATTTACCTATTAATAAAGATTCTGCTGATTTATTAAGTCCTATATTATCAATGGCGGATAGAGATAAGACTATGTTTAATATGACTACACCACCACAAGTTAAACGAATGCATAAATCAGGAAATTCAAATAGTAGAAGTGTAAGTGGTACAAAGAAAAAATACATTGCCGCACAACAAGATTGGAAATGTAAACATTGTAATAGTCAATTGGATGCCTGGTATGAAGTAGATCATATTATTAGATTAGAGCACGGCGGTTCTAATCACGTAACAAATTTAGTAGCTTTATGTAGAAATTGTCATGGTAAAAAAACAACACTAGAAACTTTGTAATAATAAATATCATAATAATATAATGAACACTAAACTATTGGTATTTTTATCAATATTATTTTTAATTATATTTTATGTTTTAGTAAAATCTAAATCACTTATATTATTTGGTTTTTTTATTTCATTAATATTATCATTATCATTCTTATTTATATTTACATTTGTTAGGGGTTATCAAAACAGAATATTAAAATTTTTAATATTTACTTTTTATGCTATATCAGCAGTTCTTTTTAGCAATATAGAGGATGATAACAAATTTTTTAAAGGATTAACAAATACAATATTATCATATTATTTATGGAGTTTAGGTTTTGTTAGTATTATTATAGCTTGTTTGTATCCAAAAAATTATAGTGAAGCTAAGGATAATTTTTATATTAGGACTTTAGTATTTTTAAACTTTTTAATTCTTTCAATATTTGCACTTTATGGTATTATTGAATATATAAACAATAGATATTCAAAAACAAAGGTATTTTGTTTAAATAAATCTAATTATGATAGCGATACAGATAAAAGATTTTGTTACATTCTTAGAAAAGTTTTAGGAAATGATTTTAATAGAATAGGTAAAAATAAAAAAAAACTAACTAAAAGAATATTTGGTGATGAAAAAAAAGATGAATCAAGGGATATCCAATTGGTGATACTTATATTAATTTTTATATTTTTTTTAGCATTTATTGCTTCAAAAATGGAGGATATTTTAGATAAAATTAAGATAGATAGATTTTCATATTTAAATGTTATTTATTTGTTAATATTGTACATACCTTGTTTATTTTTAGATGGATTAAGATTTCTTAATAAAGAATTTAAAATTGCAAAAAATGAAACTATTTTGTTATTAATAATATTGTTAGTATTATGTGCTTTATACTTTATATATCCAATTATTTATAAAAATTTCGCTTACAAAAACAGCACGCTTTTATTAAACAAACCAAAAGATTTGAATTTTATTACTGAATTGGGGCATACAAAACATTTAAAAACACACAAAAACTCTAAAAATCCATTTAAAAAGACATATAATAAAAAAAAAATATATAGTAAAAAAACATTAGCAACAAAGAATGAATTAGATAAAATTAATGAAGAAATGAAAGGATTATGTTGGGACCTATCAGCAAATGATATAGAGTATGATAATATTACTAATAGTGATTGCATCACTAATGGTAGTGATATATCTGCATATAAAGTAGAAGATGTATGTAATGAACTATTGAATTTAGATTCAGAATATGATATAGAAAGAATAGATACTGATCCTGAGAAAAAAGAAACTATAAAATGCAAGATGTATAATATGTATATAAAAAGACTACAACTGGATAATAGTTACAACGAGTTTTTAGAAAAAGATAAAGAAGAAAAAAAAGAGAAAGATGAAAATAGTAAAGATAAAGATGAAGATAAAAATATTAAAGTAATTAATAAAGTGATAAATAATTATAGTATATCATTTTGGTTATACATAGAACCAACACAAGAAAACGTAAACAATTATTGGACAAACATTTTAAATTTTGGCGAAAAAATTAAGATTAGTTATAGTATAATAGGGACTAATTTAAATTTATTGGAATTCAAAATTAGAAATAATAAAAATGAGTATGAAGTAATTCATGTACAAAGTAATATTAAATCTCAAAAATGGAATAATTTTGTATTAGTTTATAATGACTATATAATGGACATTTTTTTTAATACTAGACTGGTTAGTTCAACACAAAATTTGAAAGTATCTAACAATAATGATATAATAATGATTGGAGAGAATAATGGTATATCAGGAAGTATATGCAATTTATTTTATTATTATGGATACATAGATATAAATAAGATTAAGGAAAATTATAAGAATTTAATAAATAAAAATCCTCCAATAATATAATTTGTTTTTATATATTATATGGATACTCTTCAAATGATTGCTATTTTAGTTGTAATTATATTAATATTAATGTTTGTGTATTATTTTTTTAATAAACAAAAAGCTTTGACTACAGGAATAAGAGATGGACAAAAATATCACTATGTCGATTCTTCAACTCTAAATTTAGATGAGAGCGAAGATATGTCAGAAATGGCACTGTCGATATGGGTCTATGTATCTGATTGGGATCAATCTACAAATCGCGATAGAATAATATTATATATAGGTCCAGACAAGGCGGATACATACAATGCGGATGGACAAAAGAACGACGGCTTAACATCAAATGCTAAATTAAGCCAAAGCGATAGCGTAAATCACAAACATGATTATTTAACAACAGCTGAGAATCTTTTAACGTATGCGAAATCAAGTGAACAAACTACAATAGTTCTCTGGTTAGACGATTCTGATCCTACATTATACTTTGAGCTTTCCAAGGATGACACTCCATTCTTTGATCAGATAAGTATTAACAATTTCCCATTACAAAAATGGGTATCAATAACAGTTTCAGTATATCAAAATGTGTTAGATTTATATTTAAATGGTAAATTGGTTAAGAGTGTTTTAGGTACGAGTGGTAGTATAACTATGTCAGAGAATGTTTTAGTTGCTCTTGGAAATCCATTTTATGTAGAAACCATAGGAGATAATGAAGTGACAATATCAAATGTAACAGCAGGATTTAAAGGATATACATCTAGACTTTCTTATTATAACAAGTCATTAAGTCCAAAAGAAGCATACAATATATATAAAAATGGTCCTGGAACATCATATTTAGGAGATATGTTAGGCGATAGAGGAGTCAATATTAACTTTATGGATGGTGAAAAAGTTACAAAAACTTTTAGTTTATAATAGATTAGTATTATTTTATTTTAATATATTATAATGGAAAATATACCAAAAGTACCTGATATGGAAGTAGATATTAGTGATAGTAGTAGTGCACCTGGATTTATTATGAAATTAGCTTTAATATTGGTTATGATTATAGTGGTAGTTTTTTTTGTTAGAATAGGAATTGCTATGGTTTTTTATTTTAATAATCCTAATAAATCACCATATTTAATAGATGGAATGATTCCAGGTAATCAAGCTAGAACAATTAAACAAAACCCTTCATTAAACAATTCTGTAACAATTTATAGATCTAAAAATGAAATGTCTGGTATGGAGTTCACATGGAGTTTATGGTTATGGATTAGAAGTGGAGACTCTAATTTTGGAATTAATAATAGTGGTTGGAAACATGTCTTTCATAAAGGAAATAATAGCTTAATTGGTAATGCCACCGAGGAAGATCTCGCCGCCGTGTCGGCGAGCGCGCGCTTGTTGGACGGCGACGAATACCCGAACCAAAACCAAGATGATGGCACAAGTTTATATACTTATAGATATAAAGGCGATGACCAAAACTATTTAATAAATTATAACTATGGTTATGATGTAGGAATGGCTTGGCCTAATAATTCACCAGGATTATATTTAGATTCAGGAAATAACACTTTAAAATTTATTTTAAGTACGCATGCAATGGATAAAGTTAATTATTCAATGATAACATCGCATGATCTACAAGATAACGCTAATATGGTTAGACATGATATTCGTCCCCTTTCCAATGGTGATAAAGGTAATGTCGATGTTTCAGATGTGCAAATTAAAGAAGAAATAGATATATCAAATGTACCATTAGATAAATGGGTTTGTTTAGTATTAAGAGTTAAAAATAATGTTGTTGATGTATATGTTAATGGTGTAATAACTAATCGTCATTATCCCTTAGGTGTAATAAAACAAAACACATATGATGTACATACTGGTCAAAATGGAGGATTTGATGGATATATTTCAAGACTTAAATATGATAACAAAGCATTATCAGCAGTTGAATTGCAAGATATATATAAAAAAGGTCCAAAAACTAAACTAGTTAATGATAATGTAGAACCTGAATATGCGAAGATTAGTAAATTATCTAATCAGTGGTATGGAAATTAGTATTAAGTTATATATATATATGAAAAATATTAAGAACGAGTCTTATTTTGTGGATTCTATACCAAATAATAATTGGTATAGAACTGAGCGTGATTGTTATCCTTTTAATCGATTTGGTAAGAAAAAGTTGGATGAAAGAAGGAAGTATGAAGTATTGAAACATTCAGCTAATAAATCTAAATTAACACGAGCTCAACAATACTCTAATATTAATAATAGACGCTCTTTAGTAAAAAATTGCGATAATGTTCAACCAAAATTTTTTTCACCTAGCGCAAGTAATGTTCCTGGAAAATGGGATATTAATGTTGATTCCAATTTTTTAAATATTCCAGTAACAAATATTGCTGTAAGAAATCAATATACTAGTGGTCCATCTGGAAAACATAACTATTTTGATTCTACACCACAAAATTTTAAAATTCCTTTTAAAATTTTATCAAAAGTATTGGTCGGTGTATCTTTTGAATCTATAAATAATTTAAATTATTTAGGTTTATCTTTTGAATTGATTAATGATAATTCATATTCTATAAATGATATATCACAAGCTACAATATATATAAATGAAATAGGCGCAATTAGGGATGATAACAAAGGATATTCAAGCAATATAAATGATTGGGTTCTACCAGGCAATTCATCTATTTATGGTAGATTCTATACTACTGCAATTGAAGAATTTACGGATGTAGATGAGTTAATAGTTAAAATGATAAGATATAAAATTTTAGAGTATAATCATTCATATACTGGATTAACAGATAATTCTTTTAATGATATATCAAATAATTATACTATTAATCAATTATATAATCAGTTAGTTGATTATAGAAATGGTATAACTTATAAGGAACCAGAACCAGAACCAGAACCAGAACTTGAACCGGAACCCGAATCAGAACCTGAAACATATGAATCCGAACCACCAGAACCCGAACCGGAACCGGAGCCCGAACTTGAACCTGAACCGGAGCCCGAACTTGAACCTGAACCTGAACCTGAACCTGAACCTGAACCAAAAGGATTAATAACTTATATTGTTAATCTTAATACTAATGATTTGCATATAAAATTATCTAAAACAGATAAAAGCAACCAATACTTAACTGGATATTTAGGAAAGAAGAATAATAAAGTTTATTTTATAAGTGATAGAGATTATATTAAATATGATTTTAGTTTTTCAAGTATAAAAGAAATAGATATGTCAAATAATACAACTTTTGATACAAATACATTATTAAATATGTCACTTTATAATTATGGATTTGACACTAAACTAAAATTATGTTAATTTCTTAATTCTGGATTCCTACACATCTGTTCACTATCATATATCATACCTGACAAACATTTTGTAGATTCATTAACTTTAACACAACTCCTAAAACCATTCCAATTACCAACATAGCAAAATCCTTTTTTACCCGTTGTTCCTTGTTGTACTTGACTATTACTATCATCTGGTTTTGGAAGTGTATCAATAGTTTGTTTTTCATAATCTTGACCAACATTGTTCGATAAATTTTTTACATTAACATTTTTATCGGCCACTTTTGATATGGTATCGTCTATAGCATCTGCTGTTTCATCTACTAATTCTGTAACTTCGCGCGTTCCTGCAGTAGCAGTTTTTACAGCAGTTTTACCAGTTTTACCGGTTATTTTAGCAAATAAAGAAACAATAGGTTCCGTTATGAAGGCTATTTCATCGGTAATATATCCTAAATTAGTAAATATATTAAATCCAAATATGGCTAGTATGATAATAACTACTCCAATTTTTAAATAAAAAAACTTAGATTTATCTTGTATCGAACCAGAACTTGAATTAAGATTTCCGCTTGATGTTATTACATCATCCATAATATATATTATATATATATAATATAATATGAAACCAACATGTTTGGATGGATATGAATTAAATGAAAAAATATGTATATGTGAGAAAAAAACATCTCCTAAGAAGCAAACACTTAAAAATAAAACAAATAAAAAAAAATGTACATTGCGTAATCCACCAGCAGATGAAGATGGATATTGCAATGAAAAACAGCCATACTATTTAGATGGTTGTTGTTATAGTGGAGAAAAAGACACAAAAGGAAATGTTAGAGAATTTAAAGTTAGAGGTACTACATTGAGTAAAAAAACACCAAAAGTAAAAAAAACCAAAAAATCAACTAAATTAATTATTAAGAATAAAACACCTGTAAAAGATTTAATTTTGAGCAATGAAGTTAAAAAAGATATCAACAATAGCAATAGAACTATAGTTAAATCATTTAGTCCAGAAGTAAATAAATTAATAAAGAGTATTAATGAAGATAAAACCAAATACTCTGTCATGAAAAACTATTTTACTCCAAAAATTAAAGAGCTAAATGAAAGTAAAAAAGGAACGGGTCCATCAGAAGATGTTCGATATGACATGATGGATGATGAGTTTTTAAAATTACTAGAAGATCCATTTGTAATAGATAAAAATGGCAAAAAACATAAATATACCTCCAAAAAAGCGGTTGAATTATTAGTAAATAATTTAAATAAAAAAGTAAATTGTGATCAAGTTATAGCACCTATTCAATGGCATTCAAATTGTTGGTTTAATTCAGGATTTATGATATATTTTATAAGTGATAAAGGTCGTAAATTTAACAGATATCTAAGAGAAGCTATGATTACAGGAAGTATAGTTAAAACCTACAACAAAGATGTTCCTCTTAAATCAGGTGAAAGATTAGATAGTAATAAAGGTATTATTAGAAAAACTATTAAACCATTAAATCTTAGAAAAGTTTTCTTTATTTTTAATTTATGTATTGAAGCCAGTTTGTCGGGGAATCAAATGGCTTATTTTATGGATACTAACTTTATAGTAAGAAACCTATACGATATACTAAATAAAAAAAATGTCGATATTGTTAAAACCAATAAACCCTCAAATCCAGAAACTTTTTATGAAAGTATTAAAAAATATTTGTTTGATATGAAAACCTCGTACCAAACCTCGTACATAGGCAGCTCGCCAAATGATATACCTGTTCATGAAATGCATTTTTATATTAGCGATAATTATGACCTTGATTATTTAGCTGAAATAATAAATACAAGAATTAGAGCTAATGCACACAATAGCGCACCAGATATGATCGGACTTGCTATAGGCGACAATAACGATGGGACGGCAGGACCTTCTGGTAGTATTAATAAAAAAAAAACTACATTTCAGATCTCTTATAATGATAAAAAAATAACATATGCATTAGACTCTGTATTAATACGAGATACTAGTACAAGACATTTTTGCTGTTTAATTACATGTAATGGTAATGATATGGGTTTTGATGGAGAAAGTTTTCATAGGGTATCTCCATTCAAATGGAAAAATCTTATTAATAAAGACAAAGATTGGCGGTTTGAAGGTAGTAATGTAGATTGGAATTTTAGAAATGGATATCAAAAATTATATTATTATAGAGTATAATGATTTTGATATATGTATTAGCAGTATTAGTATTATTAGATTTATTTTATATTTATAATACTAAAACTTATTATTTAAAAATGATTAATAATATACAAAAAAAGGAAGCTAATATTAGGAAAAGTAGTTTTGTTTTAATTTATATAATATTAGCCTTTGTATTGTATTTTTTTATAATTAAAGTTAAAAAAAGTAAAGAGGATGCATTTATTTTAGGTAGCACTATTTATGCAATATATGGTTTAACTAACTATTCAATTTTTGAGAAGTGGGATACGTCATTGATGTTATTAGATATATTTTGGGGAGGAATATTATATTATTCAACAACATATATAATATATCGGTTAATAGAAATTAAAAAAATTTAATCTATTATTATGGAAATAGATGATGTAAGAACACAACCAGAATTTAGAACTGAAACATTTTCAGGATATAAAAAATGTGATGTCAAGAAAGAATTATTAGAAAATTTATGTAAAAATAAAATAGAGAATTGTTGTCATTGGACTGCGGAGCTTATATGTAGCGGTCATTTTATGGATTTATGGGAAATAATATTGTTATATTTTAGTAAATATATACATTCTGGAAATCCAAAATTAGCGATTTATATTGAAATGAGATATACAAATTTTAAAGATATATTAAACAGTGGTTATTTAGGAAGAGAACTAAATATGAGAAACAATGAGAAAATAAGAAAATTATTTTGCGAAATAATATGTAATCTTTGTTTGTCTACTAAAAAACATAGTTTTGAAAAAATAAAAATTAAAAAAGAAGACTTTGACATGACTATGTTTTCAGAGAAGTTAAAAGCCCCAAATGTACTTTACATTAAAGATATTTTTACAGAAAATGATCCAAAAGAGATATATATAGCCTTAAATGAATTAGCTTATAATATAACTATTAAAAATGCTGTACAATGTTGTTTTTGGATAGAATGGATATTAGAATTTGAAAATATATGTAATAAAAAAAAAGAAAAATGCCAATGTTCCTATAGAACATTTATGAATATTGATAATAAATATCAAAATGATATAGTATGGATTATTTGGCAATTAATTTTTACTAATATTAACAACATACAATTAGATAAAATAATGAAATCCTTACTAAACCTATTTTGTATTAGATATTCATATTCAATTAAAAGAAAGAGAATATATATATTGTATTATGCTATAACATTATGTTGTGAAAATATTAACTATGACATTCCTTTATTTAGAGACAAAGATATTATTGAGAATGTTTGTGGTAATATTAATATTATTTATAAAGATATAAAGAAAAATGAGGTATCACCAAATACAGATTATTTATTTGATAAAGTAGGTAAATCTAACACTGAAAAAACAATAGAAAGATTAGAGAAAATGAAAGAACTAGATACATTTACCTAGTATACTTACTTTTACCAATTTTGACAAATGAATCTATTAAAAATATAATGAATATTCCTAAAAAACAGTACAATATTAATTCTTCTGTAATGTTTTTAGTTTTTTCATCTTTTTGTTCTTCAAGTAAATTTATCATATAATTTATTTTTTTAGATAATAGTTCATTATTTGTATCATTATATTGTGTAAAGGGATGTGTTACATTATTACTATATTGTCTTTTAACTTCTTTATTTGAGTATTCTATATTAGTATCATTACTTATATCGGTATAAGAAGGTGGAGCATTATTACTAATTTCAGGTTTTGGCGGAGGATTGAAATCTGCAATATCTGATTCTGAATCTGAATCCGAATCAGAATTTTTATTCAATAATTTCTTAAACTTATTTTTATCTATTTTTTTAACATTATTTTTAATAGTTTTTGCTCTATTATTTAAATTCTTTTTGGAATCTAAAGGCCAATCAGAATAAGATAATTGATTAGTCATCTATTATAAAAAATAGATATAATATTTTATCATAGATACTGAAAAATAATATATTTATATATAAATGGAAATTAACAAAAATATTGTTATGTTAATATTGTTAGTTGGATTTATGCTATTAGAACCTTTACCAAATGATCTTGTCTATAATACTATTTTAGGTAGAGTTACAATATTATCAATGGTTGTATTTTTTTCAATTAACCATACTATTTTAGGGCTGTTAGCTACTATAATTTTACTAGCATCTTTACAAATATCTGCTAAAAAACAAGGATTTAAAGATAAACTTGTTTCAAAAGATTTAATTATATCTGGTAATGATAGAACATCAATTGAAGAATTAATTAGATCTAAAAATATTTGTAATATACATTATCAAAAAAATAATTATAATGTTACTCCATTTAATTCTTAATATAGATTAATTTTTTCTAATCTAATTTTAATGAAGTATTCTAAATTAGTTAAAAAAAAAATAGAATCACTAAATAGTAGTAAATTTATTGCAGGATTAGCTTTATTAACTTTAAATATTGGTTCAAAGTATATATCTTTAGGCTTTAGTGAAAATCAAGAAACATATTTAAGACATGGATTAGCTAGACAAATGTTAATATTTTCAATCGCATGGGTAGGTTCTAAAGATTTAATAGTATCTATCTTTTTAACTGCTGCGTTTACTATTTTAGCTGGGTATTTATTTAATGAAAATAGTAAATTTTGCTTATTACCTAATAGATGGAAACATTTACATGATAGTTTAGATATTAATAATGATGGTATTATTAGTGATAAGGAATTAGAAGAAGCTATTAACACCTTAAATAAAATAAAAGAACAAAAAAATAACATTGAAAAATACTATTATTACTAACAAATAATATAGTTATAATATAATAATGGCCGAAAATATAAGTAATAATAGTAAAGATAATAATGATGAGATTATGATGTATGAAAATAATCAAAGAAATTATTTTAATAATCAATATTTTAAACGTAAAAGAAACAAGTCACAAGGCGAACATTTACAATATTTAAAAATCAAATTATATAGAGATGGTAAATTTACAACAGATTTTACTCCTAGATTAATTAATTCCAGATATAATGATGAAATTATATTTCCATCAGATTTTAAACTTGATAGAGAAGAAATAAATAAAATAATATATAATAAAAAAATACTTGATAAAGATGATATTGATGATTTATCAAATGACATTAATTTAGTAGCTACATTAGATAAAAATAAAATAAATAAATTAAGATTTTCTAATTCTAAAGAAAATGAAAATATTCAAGAAAATATTAAAAAAAATATTCAATATTTAATAAACGCTATTTTCCAACCAAACACTATTTTAAATATTAATGGTTTAGATCTTCAGATTATGAGTGCTAAAATAATTGATAGAAATAATGATATTCATAATACGATAATTGCTAAGATTGAAGATAGAAAAATTTTAAGTGACTATAAAAAATATAATCAAGATTATTATATAAAATATCTTGATGGTGATTCTAGCATTCATAGCAAACTTCAAAATATGGAAAAAGATAATAATTATTTAAATAATAGTGCTAACTATATTTTTAGAAAAGATCAAGAAGCTGGAGAAAAAAAACTAACTGAAGAAAAAGAAGGATTATTGTCAATAGGTGGATATAATTTTTTTATTGCTATAGATATTAAAATATCAACAGATAAGGTTCTTAAAAAAAGTAAGTTTAAAGGAATAATATCTCCTTTTGCTTCATGCAAAACTAAAAGAGCTGCATTAAGTGAAATATTAGATTATAATATTAATTTGTTTGAAACCGAGTATTTAAAAATTGATAAATCACCTACTGCGTTACCACCTAAACCACCTACTGCGTTACCACCTAAACCACCTACTGCGTTACCACCTAAACCACCTAGTTTAGGTAAAGACGTTAAAGGAGGAAGAAGAACTAAAAAAAAAATCAAAAGAATTAGAAAAAAAAGAAAAAAATTATCTAAAAAAAAAATTTTTAAATAAAATGAAAAATAATATATATAAATGAATATTTCTTTTGACATTTCTTTTATAGTGGGAACAATGGCCTTATTTATATTTATTTATAGATTTTTCTTTCTTTTAATACCTATGTTTTCTAAGGGTATAAAAGAAAAGAATAATAAATTAGTTTTTGATTCATTAACTATGTTGGTTTAACATTTTGCAAATATCATTATTATTATATTCTTTAATATTTACATTAAAATTTTGTAAATATTTAACTACAATATTTTTAAGGCCTTCATTTTTGCTTAATAAAAAAATACAATAATTGTGATAGTTTTTATGATTTAATGATGTATTTTGATCCATAGTATTATTATAATTTAACTTTTAATTTTATCTAAATTTTCCGTAACAAAATCTCTAATAAGTTCATTAGGTATTTCACTAAAACTTATAAGTTTTTTATTTAGATTATATCTTTTTTCACATTCAGCGTCTTTAAGTTTTTCTTTTAAATATTCCTCATCCTGCCATAGCTTTTCTGCCATTTTAGGACCACATTTATCAAATACTCCCTTTATGTTATCACTCTTATCTCCCATTAAAATCTTACAAAATAAATATTTTTCTGGATCGCCCTGATATGTTTTGCTTTCTTTTAATTCCTTATATTTTAAAGTGTAGATGTAAAGATTAGGCTTTAAAAGTTGTAAATAATCTGTATCACTAGCTATTATATAAATATTAGCATCTTTATTCATTTCGTTTATACATTTTGAAGTTATAGCTATACTATCGTCTGCTTCTATATTTTTGTTATAAACTATTTTAATTCCGTCTATACTTGGAAACAATTCATCATACGCGAGTTTAAAGAATGGCCCTCCCATAAAGGTATCGTCGTATACACGTGTCGCTTTGTATTGTGCAGAGTAATTAACTCTCCATATATGTTGTCTAGGACAATCCTTTGCTACTATTATTTTTGCACCTTTAATTTTTAACTTCTTGGGTATTTCTTTTATTTTATCAATAAAGGTTGATTTAAATTTTTCAACAAATAATTCATTATCAAAAGGAACATTAAGTTCCTCGTCTTGATGAGACATTTTCCACCAATTTAAAAGTGCATAGTACCTATAGAAACAATAATAACTACCATCTATTAAGATATAATTATCCATTTGCTAATAAAGTAAGTATTAATTTTTTAATATCAATTTATAACTTAAAGTTATAGAAATAATATATAAATATGAAGTATTATATTACCGAAAATAGTATTTATACAGAAGATAAAATATTAGATCTTTATGATAATGCATCACAAGATTTAATAGATACACTTAATTTACCTAATAATAAGCGTATCATTGATTGTATTATACCTTTTTTTGCAAAAAAAGTATAATACTTCTAGTTTATTTAGCGATAACGAAGACTGGAGTGATATTAATAGTGAGTTTTCAGTAATTACTATCGAATATATATCTTTAATTGAAACATAATTTAAATATAAAAGTATATTGAATACTTTTATAATAATATGAGTGTTAACAAACCCATTCAGTTAGGATTATGTTGTTTGAACACAAAACTGCGTGCGCAAAAACCTCCTGTATTTGCATCACGAAAAATGATAGTAAGATGTGTAAATGAAAAGGGTGTTGAACTTCTTAAAAGTTTAATTATTCAAAATTTAAATGATGTTATAACAATGATTAAATGGAATGAAGACAATGGTATAAAAGTGTTTAGATTAAGTAGCGAATTATTTCCACATAAATCTAATCCAAAAGTAGAAGACTATACTTTTGATTTTGCATTAGATTTACTGAAAGAGATAGGTAATTTGTCAAAAAAATTTAATCAACGTTTAACATTTCATCCAGGACAATATAATGTTATAGGAAGTCCTAATGACAAAAGTTTTAAACAAACTATTAGAGATTTAAAGTATCATGCAGATGTTTTAGATTTGATGGGTATGGATCAAAACTCAGTTATGGTTATTCATGGAGGAGGGGTATATGGTAATAAGGTAGAAACATTAAATAGGTGGTGTGAGCAATTTCAACAACTACCAGATAATGTTAGAAAGCGATTGGTTTTAGAGAATTGTGAAAAATGTTTCTCTATTGAGGATTGTTTATATGTTTCTGAGAAAGTAAATATACCAGTAGTGTTTGATACACATCATTTTGAATGTTATAATAAATTGCATCCAGATGAAACACTTAAATATCCCGAAGAATATATTCAAGAAATATTAAAAACATGGGCGCGTAGGGGTATAAAACCAAAATTTCATATAAGCGAACAGGGAACAGGTCGTATAGGTCATCATAGTGATTATATTGAAGAGATTCCCGAATACCTTCTGGAAATACCTAGTAAATATGGAGTAGAAATAGATATTATGATTGAGGCTAAAATGAAAGAACAAGCTATATTTAAACTTTATGAGAAATATCCACTTTTAAATTGTAAGAAGATATTTATCAAAAAAAATAAATGTTAAACTTATATATATATTTTGGTTTAAAAATAAAATAGATATAATTGATACAGAATTTCGTCAATATAGAAGACACATGGTTGATAAACTAAATTCACTAGGTCTAGGTTCTAAATCAGTTAAAAATAAAAATAAAAAGAAAAAAAAGAAAAATGCTACAAAAAGAAGAAGATAAAATATTATTATAAATTAATATGAGTAATAATATTTTGCCAAAATTAAAGAAATCTTTGAATAATAAGAAAAAACATCATTATAAGCTAGATGGAAGCACGCGTTCAAGAAGATTAGCTATTAATGAAGGTATTAATTATGAAAATAAAGAAATGGGTAAATCTATAAAACGAGCAGCAACTGCTAAAAAAGGAAGATTAAATATATTAAGAATATACAGGCGTTATAGAAAGATAGATGAATGCAATACGATAACAAAGGATATGCAATACATAGACAAAAAATATGGGTTGGGAAAGACCAAAAATATATGTGGGAAACAGATAGGTGGTGCTAAAACATACAAAGATTGTTGTAAATCAAGCAACAATACTAAGAAATGTAGGCGAAGCTATGATGATAAGGTTTTTTCTTTGCCAAGAAAGTTTTCTAAAACAAAATGTATAAAAGGTCCAATAAAAGGTTTCACAATGAGAGCTTCTTGTGCTCCATACAATAAGTGTAAAATGAATGGTGGAAAAAAAAGCAAAAAGTTTTTGTTTAATCCAAATAATCCAAAAAAGTCATTTGATGTTTATATAGACAAAGATCCAAGTGATACTATAAATATTAAGTATACTACAATAGATGATGTTAAAGATACAATTAAAAAATTAGAGCATTTGTTTAAAACAAAGCAATATACACATAAAAGAATATGGCAAGTTGGTATGATTATGAAGGTAAGATTAGGTGCAATTTTAAAACATAAAAATACACGTTATAAAAATGCAAAAGATGTTGAAAAAAGATATAAATTAGCTAATAGATACTTTTTATTTTTAAGTAGTAGAAGTAAAAAGAAATCATTTACAGAAAGAGCTAAAATGATTTTTAATTAAGATTTATTTACTTTTATGTTTTCTTTTAGACCTTCTTCCACCCTGATTAATTCGTTGTTTAGGTTTTATACTTCTCGTGGAACTTATTCGATTAATTTCATAAGTAGCAGAAGATTTTCCTGTATCTTATGGGGGTGGGCAAATATATGTGTAAACGCATCTTTGTTTTTTACTTTTGCGTTTGCTACATTTATATTTATACAAACATGTTTTAATTGTTGTCGTAGTTTTACGACGCCGACGACCTCCGGTACGCCTACGCCTATACCTACGTTTTCCAGAAATGTTTTTTCTTGTAAAACGCATATATATATTAATTAGATTTCTTTTTTTTTGTTGGACTACCAGCTTTATTTCTTATTGTTCTTTTAAAAATTGGTTGTGCTAAATCAAACACATGATCTGAAGTTTCAAGGGTGACAGGTTTTTTAGGTTGTGCTGCTATAGCAGTTCGTCTACCACTTGGCGATGATATTGTCTTAAATCTACGACCATCAAGTTCAATAGGTAATCCTTCTTTAAATCTGTACTTGGATTGTCTTTCTTTACCTAACCATTTATCTTTGGCTTCTTCGTAATTTTGACCTTCAGGCGAAGACGGTGGTGTTCGCATTAATTCTGGTGTTAATATAGCTTCATAACGAAAATCCATTTCTTTAAAAATTTTTTCTATTTGACTAAAATTACTTTGTCCTAATTTATCAAGTAATCCTTTAATACCACTTATATTTTGATTTAATTTTAATCTAATTGCATCTGCAGTTTCTTTTTGTATATCATTAATTTCCATAATGAGTTTTTTGAGAGGCTCAAATGATGATTCTTTTGTAAATGCTTTTTCTATTAAATCATTTAATTTCATGTACTCTCTAGTAAATCTAGTAACGTCTACAATATACATTGTGTTTAACTTAAATGACATGGCTATAATTCTTATTAAAAAATCTTCATCATCTCTTTTTTTTTTTTCGGTTTCTAACATAGTTTCTAATTTCTTTATTTCATTATTAAAATTAGTTAATTTAACAAGCAACGCATCTCTTTCTTTCTCAACTCTTCCTAATTCTTTACTTATATATTTTAATTCACTTGGATAGTCTTTTGGACTCATTGGTGGTGTTAATGGTTGGTATAATTGTGACGGATTGCTCCTTGTGTATCTAGAATTTGGGGCAGAAATTAAACTACTAAAATTGGTTTGACTTTCATTTGTTGGAACGACAGCTCTTCTTCTTCTTGCATCAGGAGCTGGTACACCAAAAAAAGCCTTTAATCTCCTAGGTGTTCCACCATATCTTTTCCTATACTTTTTTTTTTTAGTTGAACGCATATATATATATATTACAAGGTATAATTATCTAAATAATCTGGATTTCCTCTATTTTCTAACCATTTTTTCAATGTAACTCTTTCTTTAGCAGTTTTTGTAGTATAAACATCAAAAAAAGTTTTATTATTAAGATATAAGTAAATATTATAAATTAAAAATATAATTAAATTATGTATTAAATAAAGTTTTTTAATAGTAAATCGTTTATTTTCTTTAATAAATTTTTTATAGTTAAAGTAAAAAACTAAAAATTCAAATGAAACTAAAAAAAATATCAACATAATTGTAAAATTTCTAACGAACGAAAGTGTAATTGCAGTAAATATAAATGCTATTAAACTAGAAATTAGTGGATTTATTTCAGTGTAATTATTTATGTATAAAAAAGACCATATCCATATCCATACACAATATATACTAAATAAGCCAAACATATATATATATGAAATTATTTATATTGTTGTATGCATAAACTTTGTTTGTTATCCATATTATCTTTTTTACAGAAAGGACATACTGCTTTTCCAGTCTCATTTTCTTGATAAGCTACATGTTGATCCATACACTTATTACTACAATAAACTGCATGACCACAACCTAATCTAATATTAGCAGGTTCAAAGCAAATGACACATGTAGCTTTTTCATCTTCATCGCTGGTCGTTTCTTCGATATTGCTAAGAAATGTTTCGGTGTCTTTGTGAGAATTAATGGATGAAATAAAATGTATTTTATTATTACATGAAGGATCACCACAACTTATATAAACATTTTCATTTTCATTCCAAGAAAGAATGTTAGGATCATCTTTAGATGTTTTGAATGTTTTCAAGGGATTAGTTTTAGTTAAACGTGTTTCAATTAAAGACCAAGCATCGAATAGATGATAAACTATGCCTTCTGGAGTATTAACTCTAAAAATAAGACAATTTACTCTAGATATGCTAAGATCTTGAGGTTCTCTTTCTTTTATTACTATATCAACAGGATATTGAGGGGAACCTCTGCCAATACTTATCGTATTTTGATTAAATATATAAGTTTTGCCTTCAAAATTAATTATTAATTCTTTATTAATATTTTCATCACTAACAGGTATATGTGGTTTTATAAAATATTCATAAAAATATTCTTTTCTTTGAATTACAGATTTAGTAAAATCATTTAATATACCTATATAACATGACCGCATATTTCTTCCAATGTCTGTAGATAAAGATGTGGATGTATTTTGACTAGATTGATAATTACTAACATTTCCTACTTTGTTGGCGGTTTGAAGAGTTTTAAGAAATAGTAATAAACTATTTTTATCACTAGATGAAAGTTTATCAAATTCTTCAATATAATCAGGTTCGTTAAAATCAAAGTCATTAATATTATCTAAAGTAGATATCCCGATATTATCGTATACAAAATCTACTAATTCTGCCAATCCAAATTTATCTAGTTGTTGTTTCAGACTAAAATCCATTGTTAAGTATAATATTAATTGAACCTATTAAATATATTTCAATTAATAATATAATGAAGTGTAAATGTAAAATTTTAAAAAAAAATAAAGTGGGTGTTATAAAAGAATATGATGTTAGTTATAATTTGGATTGTACCATGTATAATGGTAAATATGTAATTACGTATAAAGACTGGATTAACAAACATGACATCCTCGATTTTGATTTTGATTCAAACAAGAAAACCAGTCTTGGTGAAGTAAATTAATATCAATTCTATCTTTATCATTTTTATTTATACATTTATTAATTATTGTTCTAATTTTTTTATTTTTAATTTTAATAGTTGAAAAAATTAATTCTTCGTTATTAAAATAATTTTTTAAAGATTCTGTATTATAATCATTGAATGGTTTTTCATCTGAAAATAAATAGTATAATATTAGACCTAAACTATATATATCTACTTTAAGAGTATAAGGTTTATTTAAATATACTTCTGGTGCCATATAACGCAATGTTCCGGTTCCACCGGTCATTACATAATTACCGCTAGTATCGATAGTATAATATTTACTTAAACCAAAATCAGTTAATTTAACCATACATTCTTTTGTAATTAATACATTTTCAGGTTTTAGGTCTCTATATATAATGGGTGGTTTGCAATTATGTAAAAAATTTATGACATTTATTAATTGTGATGCAATATGAGATTTTTTAGAAAAAGATAAAGACATAGTAGATTTTTTTAAATATTCATGTAAATTTACACCATCTATTTTTTCCATTAAAATACTTATATCATTATAATCATTATTAAAAGATATCCCCATAAATTGAACCAAATTGGGGTGTCTTAAACTACTCCATACATTGATTTCCTTTAAAAAATCCAAAAAATTATATATTTTAGAAGTTTTAGGTTTTTTAATTGCTATTTTAGAACCACGCCAATTACAATTATAAATATTTGAGAAGGAACCACTAGCAAATTCAGGATAAATTATATTTAATTCACTCTCATCAATTAACCAATGACCATTTTCTGCATTTTTTTTTGTATTGGTAATTAGTTCTATAATTTCATTTTTATTTAAGTTATCTAGTTTGCTAAAACTAGGATTTTTATTTAATGATAGAAATATTTCTTCATTATTTGAATCTGGTTCTTCAACAGATAACATATAATATATTATGTTATCTATCTATTTATGTTGTTTACAATGATAAACTTACAGTGTTTTTATCTGATTTTTTTTTACGTTGGCTTTTAGGTGCCGAACTACTTTTGATACTATTGTTCATTTCTTTTAACTCAGACAAACTTACTGTACTACCTTCTTCTTGATTAGGATTTTTAATATTTACTTTTTTAGTTTTAATACCACCTAAAATGTCTGATATGTCTGATGGTCCTTTCATTTCTTGACGCATACCTTGTAAATCGTTTTTCATAGAACGCTCCGCTGGTTCAGGTCTTACATTGGCGGGTCTATCATTTGTACTACTACTGCTAGAATTCTGAGTAAATGGATTAACTTTTGGAGGGTTTTTGTCCTCCATAACATCATTCATAAAATTAGAAAACCCTGGTTTATCCTCATTCATGGAATTAACGGCTGCTTGAGTAAATTGTTGCATTAATTCAGGATTTTGCCTCATTATATCATCCATACCAGGCATTGCTGATTTAAACATAGTATTGCTCATATGCAACATCATAGCACCACCGCCTAGTTGAAATAATAGTTTAATTTCAGGAGCCATTTTAGCTTTAGATTTATATTTTTCGTGCAGTTCTCCAAATATTTCATCATAATCCTCTATACCTTCATTAATTTGTTCTGCCCAACCATCTAATTTAAGATCAAACGGATCAAATTTATTGTTAAGAAATTCTAAACCAGTTATGCATGCCATCAACATTTTACCTTGAAATTTAATGCTATTAGCTTTTTGTTTTTCATTTATAATATTCTCATATTCTCCCTGCATTTCTGCTAATGGAGATTCCATAGTATATTTTTTAGTTAGTTGTACACCTTTATTTTCTAAGTCTTCTAATTTTCTTAAATATTTAAATTTTTCTCTAAGCAATTCTTCTTTGCTTAATTCGGGTTGTTTATTAACATTATTAGGTGTATTTATAGGTATATCATTAAATTTTCCATAACCATCCCATGTCTTTTTATCTTGTTCAATGTTGGTAGTAGATTTACCAACACTATCAAAATTATTACTATCGATATTAAAGGTTACATTTCCAGGATCAGGTTCAGGATTATTAAATACATCATTTTTACTAAATTTATTATCATCCAATATTGATTCTGATAAATTATTTAACTCGTCTTCTAATTCATTTAATTCACTAATGTTAACATCTGCATTTTTTTCTTCATTAGACTTAGATAATTTTTTATCATTCATTAACAATTCTGCTGCTGGACCTAAATTTGAACTTGGTAGATTGTCTAAATCTATTTTAATATTTTCGTCATCATTAAGTTGAATATCTATAACTTCAGGTGTATAGCTCATTATGAATTATTAATAACATTTAATTTTAAGTTATACGCATTTATTTTTAATAAAATAAACTACTTGTAACAATGTATCTGCCATATCATCTTTTTTTTTATTATTGTTAAAATTATCTATCCAAATTTTATTATTACTTTCTAGTAAACTTTTAACTATTTCTATAGCAAATTTTTTTCTTTCATTATATGTTTTTACTTCATTATTTTTATCATATTCTTTAAGTTTATTTATAGAGCTAATATAGTGTATATCACATATATTTCTATCAATAAAATACTGAGTAATCATGGCTTGCAACGCCTTCATTCTATTAGCTAATGGACTTATTTGGTTTTCAATAACCACTTTATCTATTTTGTAATCTTTAAAAACTTTATCATATTCTTCTTTAATTTTAATTCCAAGTTTAATTAGTGATATATCAGAGATATTAGATGTATCTAACATTTGTAAACATTTTGTATCTAAAAATTCTTTAATATTATTAGTTAAAACAGACTTATTTATTTTTTCATTTTGTATATCTATATTTTCATATAAATTATATTTAAATATAATTTCGTTAAGTTCTTTAATCGTTAAGCTTTTATATTTAAGAATATTTTTATCGGGTATTATAAGATTTGTCGTCTTAGCATGTTTATTACAATAATTACAATTATTTTTATCAGAAAATTTGGCTATATCTTTGCAATAAGGTTTATGACATTTAGGTAATAATCCTTCACTAAGGTTTATAGTATCCCATAATAAAATTTCATATTCATTATTATCATTTAATTTAATTAAACAATGAGCTAAGTTTTTAATACCAACATCAATAGATAAAATATGCATTTTTATATTTTATCTATATATAACTATTTATATACGTTAAGCGAATTAACAGTTATAAAAGGAGTGCTATTTCTACTATTTAATTTTTCTCTTGATAAATAAATATTTTTAAGATCACTATTAGAGTATCCATAAGGTACAGACTTTATGTTTGAAGGGGTAAATAAGAATGGTGTATTATTCATATTATTATTAATGTATGGTGTATTGTAATTACAACAAGTCTTAAGTGCTGACTTCATATTTTGTTTCATAATATTCTCAGAATTTCTCATTAAATAGTCGTGATATTCCCAATTATTGGTTATGTTATTTTTTTTTTTTATAGTTTCATTTATAACAGAACCTAGTCTCCAATCAGTAAATTGTCTACTATCATCCATTAATGGAGGAAAATCGAAATGTATATTATTTGAATCAGAATAACAAGTAGCCCAACTCATATATATTTAAATGTGAGAAAACAATTATTCATTATTTAAAAAATTTAATAATTCTTCTTTTGTTTTTCCAGATACTTTCCCTCCTTTTTCACTTACTAATTTTTTTAATTCTTTAACATTCATTGAATTGTAATCTTTTTCTTTTTCATCTTGTGTCTCTGTATTTTTATTTTCCACAAAAATACCTGGTTCAGGCGTGTTCTTAAAATTTTCTGCATGATTTTGAGCGGTAAGATTATCATCAATCGAATCATATCCTGTGAAAGAAATTCCTAAAACTGCATCATTGTCTTCTACATTACTTTGTAAAAGATTTACTTCGTCTATCGTTTCTTCTTTACTGATAATATTAGTAGATGGTATTACTGATTCAATGATCTTGATGTTGTCATTGTCTTCAACACCTTCATCATCTTGATCATCATCATCATCATCATCATCATCATCATCATCATCATCATCGTCGTCGTCATCATCAGATACTAAGACAGGTTCATTTTTCTTTGGTTCAGGTGTAATATTATAACCGGTGGACACATTTTTATTATTAACTATTAATAATAATTCTTCTGTTAGACCAGATAAGGAATTAATTCTTTTATCCATTTCGTTTAATTTATTTTTAATAATGTAAATAATCGCTGAGAATACAAGTAGTATAATTCCTAAATTAAATAGTGAAGAACTAATAGCTCCCATCATTTAAACAATGTTTAAATAAAAAAAACATTATTTAACCGCATCACATAAAAGTATTTGCTTTATTAATTAAATTTTTAGGGTAATTAAGTTCTTTTAAAATTTCTAAACCACCTTTAACTTTAGAAATTCCCTTATCGATTTTATATTTATAAGATATTTTTTCATCTGTAACAGTAGTTCCCATATGTAAATTTATTATATTATCATTGAAATCTAATTTTTCACAAATATCTATAAAATGTGTGGTCAAAACAAATTTAATATTATTATTTCTAGTTAAATAATCTATAAATGCATATGCACTTGCAGAAGCTTCGTCAGGATTGGTTCCAGAATATAATTCATCAAATAAACAAAAATGACTTGAACCAGCATTATTACTTATAGATTCAATAATTTCTTTACATCGTCTAGCTTCAGCTTGAAATAAACTATCTCTACCTGAAGTATCAGGTATATTAATATAACAATGCAAATGTTTAAAGGGTGATATATATGCGTTTTTGTAAAAACCTAAAGATAATTGCTGTGAAAGTATAATATTAATCATAACAGCTTTAATAAATGTCGTTTTTCCTGCTGCATTTGGACCAGTTATTATTATATTTTTATCTAAATCAATATTATTTTTAACTACTTTTGGATCATTATGTAATAATGGATATACCATATCTTCAAGTTTCAATGTTGAATTAGTAAATTTGCAGAAATTTACTTTATTACTTGTTAATAACAATTTTAATTCATGCATATTTTTATAATAACCATTGAAACCTAAACTATAAATAAAGGTTTTTTCAAGGGTATTATCAAAACGGGCTCTATGGAATTCTTTCATTAAAATACCTACTTGATTAATATTTTTATGTATTTTTTTTTTGTTAAGGGCTTCTATATATGATAATTTATCATAATATGATTTTAAAACATTTTTATGTTCTAAAAGATTTTTATTAAAATCTTGATATGTTTTAAGACTACTAGTATAATTTAAATAATTATCCATATTTTTAATAGTAAAATTAATATATATTTTAGTTTCATTAAAGAAATTATGTATATATTGTTGATTTTTATAAAACCTATGACAGGAAACGCAATTTTGATACATTTGAAATATATAGAAAGATAAACTAAGAATCATGTAGAATTTCTTTTTAATATTAACCTTATTAAAATTTTTATAAAAATTTCCTATAATATGTTTTCCTAATATTTTATTTATTTCTTCTTTGTATTCTTTTATAGTAACTGGTATTTTTCTTATTTTTAAAATTAAAAAGGGTATAATTAATATAATAATAGGTGTAATTAATGCTAAGACTGGAGACATCATATTGTAAATAGATAAGTAGGTTAAAAATTTAGAATTATTATTAAAAGATCTTAAATATTTAGAATCTACAAAATGATATTTCGACAAGAAATCTGTATCTTTGTGGTTCATTATTTCAAGCCATAACTTTGAAAATTTATTATAATCATTTGGTTCACCAATTTTAATTTTTTTATATAAATTTTTAGAATCTTTTAAGAATTTAGTATCATTTGTATAATATTCCACCCATAATTTAGAAGTTTCTTTACTTATTTTATCATTTGGATTAAATAACTCTTCATAAATAGGTTTATTCTTTTCGTCATAAGATTTAATTAATTCTAAATCATTTACAATCATTTTATCAAGTGATTGTTTTTTTGATATATATGATATAGGCAAATTAAAGTGTTTAGGTATAAGTTCTTCATTATACATTTTATAATTTCTTATAAAATATATTGTAAAAGTAAACCAATTAATTAATTAATGATTCCGGAAATTCCTTGATCTCTGTGTTATAATATTGTTCAATTTCTTTAATTTTAGAAACATCATATTTTGTTATAAAATTTATACCTACACCTTTTCTACCCCATCTACCAGATCTTCCTATTCTATGCAAATATGCTCTTGGACATTTAGGTATATCAAAATTAATTACAGTACTTACTTGTTGTATATCGATACCTCGAGCAGTAACATTACTAGATATTAAAACTCTATATTTACCATTTATGAATTCATTATAAGCATTTGTTCTATGATTCTTATCCATATTGCTATGTATCCGACAAACAGGAAAATTTTCTTCACTTAGTGATAAATATAGATCTTCAACTCTTTTTGTACTATTACAATATATAATACATTGAGAAAGAGATATAAATCCATATAAGTCTTTTAATGCAAAAAATTTAGATGATTCATTCTCGAAAGCAATAAAGTATTGTGAAATACCTTCTAAGGTAAGCATTTCTGTCTTTACTAATATTTTAACAGGATCTCTTAAAAATTTGCTGGTAACATTTTCAATTTCAAAAGGTATTGTTGCACTAAACAAACAAATCTGAATGTCATTATTTAAGTATTGGAATATTTCATAAACTTGTTCTTTAAATCCAATGGATAACATTTCATCTGCCTCATCTAAAATCATAAGTTTTATATTTTTATAATCTAATTTACCTCTTCTAATTAAATCAAACACTCTTCCGGTACATCCTATAGCAATATTTGGATATGAGTTATTAATATTATTTATATCATTATCTATAGATGTTCCTCCAATCAATAATATTTTATTAATATCCATTTTTTTACTTAAATTATCTATAACGTTATAACTCTGCAATGCGAGTTCTCTTGTTGGAGATAGAAGGAGTACTTGCAATGTTTTAGAATTTTCATCAATAGACTGTAAAGCACCCACAGAGAATGCCCCAGTTTTTCCTGTTCCTGATTGTGCTTGGGCTATAATATCTTTACCTTTAATTATTGATATTATAGATTTTTGCTGTATAGGACTAGGTTTAGAAAACCCATATGAATATAAACCACGTAATAAATTTTCTTTCAAATCTAAGTTGCTATCTTCCCAATTTTCAAATACCTCATAAGACTCTTCAAATGATTTTTGAGGAGTCTCATTATTATTTTCTTTATTTAATAATGCACTCATGTATTAATAATACTGATTATGTTTAAGTATAATTATATATAATTATAAATTGATATAAATATTATTATAAGAATTATAACATGAGTTATATGGCAAAAAGATACAAAATAGATGAAATGCTAAAAATTGATAAAACTATAGAGTTACCTAAAGAAAGTATTGATATTATAAATATACTAGCCAGTACGGTAGGTGCTAATACGTATTCTAAAACACCAGTTTTTCAAAAGAAAAGAGATTTTAAGAAAAAAGATCATAATGAAGATTTCAACTTTAAAAAAACTGAGTTAAATAAAGAAAATATTGATAAGAATATTAGTGAATTACGTAGTTTGTTAAATAAGCTAACTAATAATAATTATGAAAAAATAAAACCTAAGTTAGAAGAACATATAAATGTAATAATTGAAAAATCTGATAAAGAAGAAATTAACAAGATTGGTAACTTTATATTTGAAACAGCTAGCAGTAACAAATTCTACTCAGAAATCTATGCTACATTATATGGTGAAATAATAACAAAACATGATATATTAAAAACTATACTAGATGATAGTATTAATACATATATGGTTTTATTTGAAAACATAGAGTTAGTAGATCCGAAGATAGACTATGATAAATTTTGCAAGAATAATACAATTAATGATAAAAGAAAATCAATAAGTTTATTTATAACAAATTTAATGAATAAAGAAGTTTTAAGTATTGAAGTAATAACGAATATGATAGATAAATTGCATATGCTTCTTGAAAATAACATAGATGAAATGGAAAATAAAAAAATTATTGAAGAAATAGTTGAAAACTTGTATATTATAGTTACTAATATACAGTGTGATCTAAAAGAAATTAAAGAAAATCTTACAAATAATTTATCTAAATATACTGGTAAGCCTGGTTTATCTAATAAAGCAAAATTTAAATATATGGACACTATTGAATTTATAAAAGATAATTAAAAATAAATTATTAATAAATTTAATGGAGGAAAATATAGTATATAGTTTAGTTGAAAAACAAAATAATGATTATTCATTAGATTTTGATAAATTATATGATGAATACAAAATAGTCGATGAAGATACTATTGTAGATGAACATTTTGCACATACTATTAACTATTCATGTAATTATAATATAAATGAACTAAAAAAGATAATAGAGTTTTACAATAGTTATAATAATAGTGCTATTAAATTAATTAAAAAGAAAAAAAATGATATAATTGATGCAATAGTAAGTTATGAAATGGATCTAAATAATGAGACTATAGTTAATAGGAGAAAAAAACTATGGTTTTATATTAAAGAAATTAAAGCAGATAAGTATTTAAGTAAATATATAATATTTAATTAATATAATGGTTTTATCGAAAATAAATAAAAAAATAGATTATTTAGATAAAGAAAAGATAGATGTTAATGACATTAATTATTCAGCTGCATTATTTGAGATGACAATATTTAATGTAAACATTGTCGTAGCAATAGGTAAAGCTAACATGGAATATATAGATAATAAAATAATATATTTTTCATTATATTTAGTTAATAAAGATAAAATAGTATCAAAAATAGGGTTATATGAAATAGATTCCGATAATGTAGATAAATATTTGGACGATGATGGTGATTTAAATTTGGAAATACTAGAAATGCCAGTACTTTTTTCATATGTAACAGAAGATTATTTGATGGAAAAAAGTAAAGAAAAAGAAGTTGAAAAAGATGTAGAGGTTGTTAAAAAAGCATTAGTTAAAGAAGATAAAGATATATATGACGAGTCTAAATCTGAAAAGTGGATTGAGAAATATTTAAAATCAAATAAATATACAATTAAAGATAATGAAGGTGGTGGTGATTGTTTATTTTATGTTATAGTAGACGCACTAAGCGGTGTAGATTCATCTATTAGTGTAGATTCATTAAGAAAAATATTAGCCGATAATGTTACAGATCAGCTGTATTTAGGGTATAAAGAATTATATGATTCCTACATGTCAAGTATTAAAAATGATACAGAAAAATTAAGAGAATTACAAAGTGAGAACAAAAACTTAGCAGAACAAATGAAATTAACAAAAGATAGGGAATACCAAAGTGAACTGGTAAAACGTGCAAAAGTTATAAAAGAAGAATATGAACGAATTAAAGAAGAAAAATCTATATCAAATCAGATGCTGGCAGAGGTAAAATTTATGAAAGGTATTAAAAATAAAGAAGCTTTAAAAAAGAAAATGAAAACATGTGAATTTTGGGGTGAAACATGGAGTATATCTACATTAGAACGCGTTATGAATATTAAATTAATATTATTTTCAGAGGAAGCATATGAAAATAAAGATTTTGATAATGTTTTACAATGTGGTCAATTGAATGATGACATTTTGGAGAAAAAAGGTATTTTCAGGCCCAATTACTACATATTAACAGAATATAATGGTTATCATTATAAACTTATTAAATATGATAATAAAGAGCATTTTTCATTTGCAGAGATACCTAATAAAATAAAAGAAATGGTTGTTTACAAATGTATGGAGACACAAGGTGGTGTATATAATTTAATACCAGAATTTAATGAATATAAAAAATTGATTGATATAAAAACAAAAGATGATGATTTATTAACGATGGAACAAACGTCACAAGATTTATATAGAGATGATATAGTATTTCAATTCTATTCAAAATCTAACGACAAACCATTACCAGGAAAAGGCAATGGAGAGAAAATTCCGAAAGAAAAGGTTAAAGAATTCTCTGAATTATCTAAGATCCCATCATGGAGAAAAAAATTATCTAATTTTTGGGAGGAAGAATTTGAGTTAGATGGTCATAAATGGTTATCGGTTGAACATTATTATCAGGGTTCTAAGTTTAAAAATAATAATAATAAATATTATCTTGAATTTTCATTAGACTCAGGAAGCAATTTGTCAAAAGACCCTGTGATGGCTAAGGCTGCTGGCGGAAAGACAGGGAAATTAAATAATAAACAATTTAGACCACCAGATATTAAGGTAGACGACGACTTCTTTACTACAGATAGAAACATTGAAGAAATGAATAGAGCACAACTAGCGAAATTTATGCAATCTGATCAATTAAAACAAATGTTAATAGCTACAAAAGATGCAAGACTTATGCATTTCCAAAGAGGTTCAGAACCCATAGAATTTACAAATCTAATGAAGATAAGAAGTGATTTAGTTAAATAATATATATTTGTAATCAATGTAAAAATATGATTACAAATATATATTATGAATTTATCTGAATTTACAAAAAAGCATATAAAGTTTGTTGATTACGAACCATCTTTACTAACCAAAAAATATGATCTTATTCTAAATAAATTTTACAATGAGATAAAACAAAGTAAGGATAAAGTTGATAAAACATGTTTTTTAAATGTTAGTAATGGTTTAATATTAGAAAAAGCAAATTTAAATTCATCAATATGGTTACCAGATCAAATAAAAGATTATATTGATATTACTGATTATTATGTTTTCAAATATTCTAAAAAAGTAGATAATAAATTTAACATTGATATTAAAATATACTTAGAAGAAGAACAATTGAATAACTTAGACAATATAAAAAATTATATAAAATTAATTATAATTTGGTTTGTATTTATAGTTAATTATAGCAATAAAGAATGTTATAGTAATATTTCTGTAATATTATATTTAACCGATTTTAAGAAAACATTACCTGAAACATCAATTCATGTTTTAGAACCATTTAACGTAAATACTGGATACACAACCAGATGTAATCTTGGCAATATAACTATATATAGAAAAGAAGAATGGTTTAAAGTATTAATACATGAATCTATGCATTATTTAGGTTTAGATTTTGGTGTAGAAAATCATAATTTAAATGATATTTTTCCAATAGATACAGAAATTAGTTTAGCAGAAGCATATGTAGAATTTTGGGCTAGGATTTTTAACATATACTTTGCGTCATTTAATTTAACAATCGGTAAAAGTTATGATGAATTTAAAATGTTATCGTTATATTTTATGGATGTTGAGAAAAAATTTTCTTTAAATCAGTGTAATAAAGTATTAAAATTTATGGGATTATCATATAATGATTTAATTGGTAAAAAAGAAATTCATTTAATGAAACGAAAATTATACAAAGAAAGAACAAATGTATTTAGTTATTATATTTTAACTTGTATATTAATGAATGATCCGGTTAAGTTTATAACTTGGTGTAAAAATAATAACTTTAATATTGTTAAAATGAATTTAGAAAATATTAGTAAATTTGAAGAATATATAAAAAAAAATTATAAATCAAAGGATTTGTTATCATGTGTTAAAAAATCTAATATATTTAAAACAAGTCAAGATGATAATTTAAGAATGACAATTATAGAATTAATCTAATAAATTGAAAGATGAATAATTACTAGACTAAATTTATAATGGGAGTAAGATGTTTAAATAAATTTATAAATAAAAATTGTAAGAAAAGTATTACAAAAAATCATTTATCAGATTTGGATGGTAAAATGCTAGCAGTTGATGCAAATATTTATATGTATAAATTTGTTGAAAATAATGAACTGATTGAACAATTTTATTTTATGATATCCTTATTTAAATATTATAATATTAAACCTATATTTGTTTTCGATGGAAAAATAGATATAGATAAAGTAGAAACTATTAATAAAAGAAGAAATGAAAAATTTATCGCACAAGAAAAATATAATAGCCTTATTTTAGAAAACGACCCTAAATCAAAAATGATGGTAAACTTAAAAAAAAAATTTACATATGTTTCTAGAAATATGTTTAATGAAGTAAAAAAACTTATTAATCTTATGGGTGAAACATATATAGATGCACCTTGCGAAGCAGATGAATTATGTGCGTGGCTTGCAATTAATAATCATGTAGATGGTTGTTTAAGTGAAGATACAGATTTATTTGTTTATGGATGTACTAAAGTTTATAAAGGATTAGATCTTAATAATCAATCTGTAATTAAGTATGATTTAAACACAATATTGCGAATAATAAATATATCTAAAAAAAACTTTCTACAACTATGTGTTATATCGGACAATGATTATAACGATAATAATAAAGGATTTATTTATTATTATCATTTATATAAAAAAACTAACAAATATGAAGATTTTTATAATTGGTTATTGTCTAAAAGTTACAATATAGATTATGAAAAACTTATAAAACTATGTGATAAATTTAAATTACAAAAAGTATTTGATATTGATATTGATATAAAATATAAAAATATTAATAAAAATGAATTAATAAATTTTCTTAAAAATTATAATTTTATATTTATTTAAGCAGTAGCATTAAGAGCTGGCTGTCCTAGTTTCTGGAAATGAGGGCTCATAAATCTCTGGAGATTAAAGTATGTTAGTTCCTCATCAGCTTTGATTGAGAGTAATTTTTTAAGTTTGCTATCAGGATTAATTTTGCGACCATTCGCCGGATCCTGAAGTTTGTTAGCGCGAATGTAGGCATTAATTTCGCGTGTTACTTCAGTACGAGCTAGCTCCGAACCATGATCTTTTCCGAGAAAATCGGCTAGTTCATTGCTAATAAGAGTAGGCTTTACAAAACCACTTGGCTGACGAGCACCAGTCTTGCGCTTACGCTTGGAACCTACCTTTTGGGCATTTTTGAGCTCGCGCTCAGTTTTCTTCTGGAGTGTCTTGAAGTCCTGGAGTAGATTAGATAGGCTTGTGCGAATAGTGCTAAGTCTTGCCTGGAATTCCGCAAATTCCTTGATTGTGCTATCACTAGGATTCGTGGTCTCTTCTACATCTACGACTACTTCTTCTTTCTTAGTTTCAACAGGAGGAGCAGGAGGAGCTACACTTTTTACTGGTTCTGTTTTCTGTACCGATTTTTTAGCCGATACTTTGCTCTTAGGTTTGGTTTCGGGTTCGCTTTGCTTCTTCTGAGGCATATACACTATCTATATAATTCGTTTTTAAGTAATTTACAGCATTATATATATTATTATGGTAATACAGAGTGATAAAGCCATGGCATAGCAGTGGCAGCATCGTGAGAAACTATAGTTAATGCTGTTAATACATAAATAGCTCCTAATGATTTGTAATCATTATCGTGTCCGGTATTAACAAAATCATTAATTATATTTAAAGTTACTTTTTTAAGGAAAAAAACATCATAGTTTAAAATATTATATAAATTTAAATTTCGAAATGGATTTCCTCTAGAACATATTTTATATTTTGTATCATTATCTAATTGAAGTCTGTATGTCCAAATATCATACAATTCTCTAACATACCTTATTAATTGCATTTTATCTAAATTATAAAACCATAAATAATTTGTGTAATTACCTAACTCGTCTATGTCGTTAAATATTGAAGCCACTTTTAATTCAAATGTTTTTTTAGGTGATATTATTTCTTCTTTTATTTTTGTTTGAATATTAATTTTCAATATTTTACTTAACTTAATTATTTTTTTAAGTGCTATCTTAAGATCATCTGTTATCTTACTTCTAGTATATGGATTCAAATCATTGTTTTTTTTAAATACATATTCATATAATGATGATATATTGTATCCATAGATTATACCATCATTTTCTTTAAAGCTGAAAAATTGTGCTGATGGTATATCCTTTAATGGTTCAAGTGTCAAAAAATCCGTTTCATTTACACATAATTTAATATTTTTATAACCTGGTCCATGTGAATTATTGTATAATTTTACTATATGTTTTCTACACATTTTTTGAACGTTAATTATATTATGCGAAAAATATAGATATCTGTATATTTTATTTATTAATTCTTCTTTGTTACCTTTCTTTAAAATACCATATTCATTACATATCAACTTTAATTGTGGCACTTTATAATCATAAATAATTAAATTTTCGTATTCACTATGTTTAGGTATAACAAAATCTTTTTTGAAAACTTTTTTTGTTTTTACTTTATTAATTATTGGTATATTCAATCTTTTTGTTAATATATTTTCTAAAGAGTTTTTGCTATTACTGCTCATTATATATATATTTACATAATAGTTTAAAGCTATTTTTGCGATTATACTACAAAACATTTACATTACTTTTTATTTTTAAAATAAATTGAAATAAAGAAAACTCGTATAAATAAATATATCAAGATGGCGAGCTACACTGAACAACCGATTATTGAAGGCAAGAACCTTAATGTTGATGCCGATGTATCACTTGGAAAAGTAAAAGTTAATAACTCTGGTGGAAAAAATGTACCAATTTACAATTCCCATATGAAACGCAATCTTCATTTGTCTACACCGCTTATGCTTACGTGGGGGGTTTCTAAGTGGGAAAATGAGGGTTCTAGGGAAAGTTATGATATGACGCTGCAATTTCCTAATGATGATTATAAAACTGACGCAACTACAGAATTTCTTAATAATATGACTGCACTTGAAAAATATATTAAGAAAGCTGCAATGGATAATTCTAAGGATTGGTTTAATAAACCTAAAATGACCGAAGAAGTTATCGATGCACTTTATACTCCTATGGTAAAATATCCTAAATACCCAAAGGGTCATGTTAATGAAGGCGAACCAGATTATTCTAGGGCTCCTGGTCTTAAAATTAAGATCCCTTATTGGAGCGATAATGGATTTGATGTAGAAGTTTATGATACTAATCAGAAACTGCTATTTCCTAATGATGAAGATGATAGTGTTTCTCCTGTTACACTTATTCCCAAAGCTACCAATGTTGCACTAGTAATTCAATGTGGTGGCATTTGGTTTGCCAATGGAAAATTTGGTGTAACTTGGCGCCTGTTCCAAGCAGTAGTAAAACCTAGGGCAAGTCTAAAGGGTAAGTGCCACATCAGTCTAGACCCTCTAGAAAAAGATAAGCTTGAAAAAGAAGAAGATGATGTTCCAGCAGAAGCAGTAGACGACTCTGATGTTGAACCAGATGTAGATGACGATGATGTAGTAAAAAGTGTCGATGTAAAGCCTGTAGAAAATCCTGTTACGCCTTCTCCTGATGAACCTCCAACTAAAAAAAAACGTGTAGTAAAGAAGAAAACTACTTAAAGAATTAAGCCATAAATTAGTAAATGCAAGATTCCAAGCATACCTACAACTTACGTGATCGCGATACATTAAAAAAAATAATTAAAGAAGAAGTAAAAACTCATATGTATAATCTTCGTCAAGATAAGAAAAAAGATTATACTATTTTTTTTTCTGATGATAAAGAGGATATGGTTGTTAAATTTAAATAAATATGTATTATATATAATATTGCGTTATATATAATGGTAAAGTCCCATAATCCATCCCTTAACTATCTAAAACCACTACAACGTGAAATGAAATCCGCTCCAAGGGACAGGAGTCAAAGACGCCTCGCTGAAAAACAAAAAAAGAAAGAAACACAACAAAAGAAAGAAACACAACAAAAGAAAGAAAAAAAAAAGAATAGAACCAAAAAACTAGAAGAAGCAATGAATAGCATGCAGACCGAGCTCAAGGACGCGCACCAGACGATCAAGCAGCAACAGGTGCTGCTCGAAAAAATTCAGACCGAGATGACTAGAATGAGAACCGTTAATGAAAGAGACAACATAACAACCACATCTTTACCTAAACGTGCAGGGTTGACCACTGAAGAAATAGCACAGATAGAAAAACGAAATAGAAGACAAAGCACCGGTTCGTCGAGGGCCATTAAAATGGAATTTGAGAGAACCAGTAGTGGTGACTTCGTTAATACCCTTACAACGCCACACAATCGGGAACAGCAAAAAGAAGAAATAAAAACAGGAGACATGAGAGATGAGTTTTTCCATAGAGAATATGAATCAGGAATTCAACCTGGGACACCTGCAAACAGAGAGGTTGCAGGTATAAATAGGAGGGAAACACATTTAAAAAATCTCCAAGAAAGTATGGAAAAACCATTATCTTCAGCAAGAAGAAATGTAGGGTCAATTCAAACTTTTAATAAAGCGACGACTCCACCGCCAGCGACGCCTCCACCGCCAACAACGACTCCACCGCCAGCGACGCCTCCACCGCCAGCAACGCCTCCACCGCCAGCGACGCCTCCACCGCCAGCGACGCCTGCGGACGCGCGAGCGAATCCATTCGCTGGTCCTAGACGAAGAACGCGCACACGACTACAAACCAAGAGAGGTGGAGTAAGCAGAAATAAAAAAAAAAGAACAAGAAGAAGAACTAAAAGAATACGTTAATTTACCAGTCTATTTTTTCTTTACTTTTTTCATTTATTGTTTCAAATACTCTTGAACCAATAAATGCTGGGTATTGTTTTAGTTTTTTATTTGCACTAAGAGGCGATGGATGTGATGTAACCACCAAATGATGTCTACTCGTATCTATGTTCTTTAGAAAATCCATAGCAAAAGCACCCCATGCCACAAAAACTACACCTTCACAATTATCATTTATTTTTTTAATAATTTCTTCTGTAAAAGGTCTCCAAAGTTTCATGTGTGTCTTGTCTGCTGGAGATGATTGTCGAACTGATAATGCTGAATTTATCATCAAAACACCCTGTTTAGCCCATTCTTCTATATTTACCTCTTTACCTATCTCCTTTTCTATATTTTTGAGAGAGGGTGGTTTTTTAACACCTTCGTTAACAGCAAAAGCTAATCCATTTGCTTGACCTGGTCCATGGTATGGGTCTTGGCCTACTATGACTACTCTAGTATTTTCTATGGTGAAATATTTAAAACATCGAAATATATCCTCTGTTTTAGGATATATTTCTAAAATTCCATCAAATTTCTTTTTATCCTCATTAACACCCTTAATTATAGAATCAATATCTACGACTATGTTCGATAACCATGACTGTTCCATAATTATTTTATATATTTATAATAAATTCCATTCAATTTTACTAAACATTATCAGAATATAACAACAACCGAAAAGTGGATAACAATGCCAGAACCCATGCCAAAACAAATACTCATCACAACTCATTTTTTTAGAAGAATCGCGAAGCTCTTTTGTAGAACGATATTTAGCATACATTGCTATAAAACCGAAAATAAAATGAATTAAAGGATATATAACAGGAAACTTACTATAGCCTAAAAATCCTCTGAACGATATGATTATCCAAGTAATGAACATACCTACAAAAGAATATACACGATCTGTCATTTTAACCAGTTCATCCTTTTTACCAAAGTTCATTACATCACTTTTATATATCAAAAATCCATGAAAAAATTCCATACAAGCATAAGCAAACCATGGGAAATTAGGATCATACTTTCTAAAATCCTTTAATAAAACAAAAACTAATATACCCAATATTGTATAAAAAAATCCTGATAACCTATAAAATATAGCAACTGGGGTATTTTTCATAACATCACAATAAGCATATTTGTTTACACCATTATAAATAAACATATCATATAACCTTTTCATAGATGTTTATATAAATATACATATATAAATATCTATTTAAGTTCCATCATACCTCTTAGTAATAGAGAAAACACTACTGTATGTAAAGCTAAACCCACGTTTGTGGGGCATCCTGTTGAAGGATTTGCGACTTGACCTAATAATTTACCAAACAATTTATTTGTAATTTTGTATGTTGCTGGGTTACCTATAATAACAAATAAAACGGCTACCATTAAAGTACAATATAATTTTTCTTGGCTTGTTTTACCACCTCCATGAGCATTTTTATATCCCATTATAATATTAGTTAATATAAAATAATTTCCATTCTAAATTATTAAACATTATAAATGTATATATACATCCCATTAATGGATATGTATGCCATAAACCATGCCAAATCATATATTTTTCACAATTATTTTTATTTTCTTTTAACTCTTTTGTTGAACGATATTTACAATAAACTGTAAATACACCTAAAATAAAATGTAAATTAATATAAGGTAAAGGAATTCTACTATATCCTAAATATGCTCTAAACGATATTACTAACCATGTTAATACTAAATTTATTAATGAAACTACTCTATCTAGAATTTTTAAATAATATATTTTTTGACCAAAATATACTACATCAGTTATGTAAATAAGAAAACCATGAAAAAAATTTAAAAATCCATAAGCTAACCAGGGAAATCTTGAATCATACCTTTCAAAAGTTTTATTTATTAATATTACAAATAATCCCCATAATGTAAAAAAAAAGGATGATAAACGATAAAAAGTAGAAATTAAATTTCTATCATTCATTTCACATTTTTTAAAATTATTTATTTTATCATATATAAATAGGTTATAAGCATTAAAGACCATATAAATATTATAATATTTTTACTTCTTTTATGATCATCATTTATTGCATATTTTAATTTTAAAAATGCACACTTCTTATCTTTTCTAATATTATTTCTAATTAATCTTCTCAATCGAATAACCCTTTTAATCTCATTATGACTCTTAAAATCTCTCCACATAGCTCTTAAAATACTAATGTATATTTCAATAGAATTGTGTTCTCCTAACTCAGAATAATAAGATTGATCTGGACCAGAACATTCCAAAACTAGAGCTCCAACCTCATTTGTTAAAAGATGCTCGTTAAATCTTTGGTTAATTGACGAAAATTCATACAATGAAAGTTTAATTTTACTACTATAATTAATATCTATATCTCTCTCCACTTTTTTCTCATAAAAGAGCCTTTTACTTAATTCATGGTGTTTACAATTAATATAATCAAAATCCCCTAAACCAAAATTTGTATCAACATATAGATCCGGTTTCATGTTAATTTATTACAAAAGTTATAAATATAGATTAGTATTCAATTTAAAATTGAATTAAATACAATATTAACTAATATTGTAATGGCGGACTATGCTTATTGGAGCGATGCACAAAAAAATTATAACTCAGATAAAGATAAAGAAGAACTAGAAAGGCTTCCGTGGAAACAATATTTTAAAGAAATATGTCAAGTCACTGCTAAAAGATCCTGTTGTACTAAATTAAAAGTTGGATGCCTTCTTGTTAAAGACAATAGAATAATCTCACAAGGTTATAATGGTTATCTTCCAGGATTTCCTCATGAATCAATCATTAAAAATGGTCATGAAGTTGCTACTATTCATGCAGAACAGAATACCATAATTGATTGTGCTAAACGTGGAGTAAATTGTGAGGATTCTGAAGCTTATATTACGCATTTTCCTTGTTTGACATGTACTAAGATGTTGTTAGCAGCAGGTATAAAAAAAATTTATTATATTAACGATTACAATAATGATCCTACAGTATATAATTTCTTGATCCCTGAAGTTTATTATGTTAATTGTTCTAAACATGCTAAGGTTGAAATAAATAAAATATAAATTGAATATATTAATATATATCTATGATTAAAATAATGGATTATATTTGTGATGATGTACTAAAATATATAACTACTTTCAACAGATGTAGTGATAATATTATACTTAAACATACTTCAAAACATATAAATAAAATAATTCCTTGCAAAGGTTCAAAATATAAAAATTTATTTGGATGTTCTAAACATATACATCACGATGATGTATCTTTCGTAATTAATACACTTAATTGCTATTCTAATGTGAAAAAATTTGATTATGTTATTCACTTTCAAAGTCAAAGGCAATTAATGATTGCAGAAAAGTATTTAGCAGATTTCGGTAAAATATCTCATTTTTGTTGCAGCAACAAAGGAGTAGTTTATCATGACAAAAATTCTAAATTATCAAGCATACATTATTTAAATAATAGAAATAATTACTTATGATGTCTAAATGTAAAAGAATATCTTTCTTCTTTTATTTTTTTTTCAATAGGTATTTCGTGTGTGAATTCTTTTTGAAAATCTCCCAACATTTGTACTATCTCACCGCTTACAAGGCCTACATCTAGAATCTTTTTTTTAGTAAATTTATCTTTTATGCGTAATTTTCTTGTTGCACCATAAGACAATATAACTACACCTGCATCTGTCAAATCTTTCTCATCATCTGAATGTGCCGATATATATTCTTCACCATTTTTGTATTTATTTACCAAAATACCATTAAAATTTATATTAAATTTCTCATTAATTATTTCTAATAATGGTTTTAATGAATCTAATGGTTGTTTTTCCGCCAATTGGTTAGAATAGTAATAACCTATCACATTTTCATCATCTGAAAAGAAGCCTATACTTCTACGTTGATAACATTTTCTACCATATACCATAATAGGTGGATTTTCTATTAATTTATCCTTAATAGTATTAACTATTTCTTCTAAGTTAATACTATTTTCTAATTTTATAACTTTTAAAGATGATTTATCTGTTTTAATGTAATTCATATCTAATTAATAAATTATTATTTAATCACTTTCAATTGTTTTTAAATAAATCTTTTATTTCTTCATTAGGATATTTGTATGTTAAATCTGGTTGATCATCTGAACCATCTTTTATAAGTGTGTATGTTCCTGTTATTTTACATAAATTATATATGTTGAAATTATCTTTTAAATCAAACCCTTTTACTCGTGTAGAAAAGTTAACACTTATACTACCTTCATCACCGCTTATTATCCTGTGAAAAATACCTGCAGGCCAAACAACCATAGCTGGTCCATCATAATATAACTTGTCATTCTTATAAATTTTATCAGGTGTTACTATAAAGGATGCCTGATCCTTATTCTTTGGATTATAAATATCAACATAACGCGTACCTTGTAAAACCATCAAATTATCATCCTGTGCCGGATGCATATACCATGGACGTTTAACTGCTGGAGTACAATCATCCACTGGACCTGGAGATATGCTGTTTGGACCATGAATGACACGATCTATACCATGAATCTTTGGAATATCTGATGGAACCATTTCATCAAACTTTACACCCGCAGTACGACGAAGAATTCTTAGAGGTATTATTCTATACATTAATATAATTCAAGATTTTAACTTTAAATTGTTTAATCACTGTAAAAGGTATAACGATTACACAAAAATTCTACTGAATCATTATAAAGTTCATTATCATGTAAAATAGTATCTAATAATATTCGATCTATACAGCATGAACCCGCACAGCAAATAATTCCCAGAAGTGATAAATACTCATATTTCGGATATCTATATTCTTTCATAGAATCAACACGAAATATTTCAGGTAACTCTTCTTCAATATTTTTTGGATCAATTAAATATAATGTGTTTTTCTTGTAAAAACATCCTTTCCTCATTTTATTTATTTAATTAAAAAGCATTTAATATCATTCAATTTATACTGAATCTCTTATAAGATTTTCTCTCATCTCTTCAGAATTTTGATTAATATAATATGAGTTATCATCCTGATCTTTATCTTTATTTATCATAATCCATTCAACAGGTGTAAAGATAAACATTGATGTTATACCTATACATTCTAATACCCAAAACCACACACTTGAAATATCCAATATCATAAGCGTAAGCAAACCTATACATGCCAATGATCCTATTGCTAGAATAGTTTTCGTTACTATCGTTGAATATGAATATAAAAGAGACAACAATGAATGGATTGAAAAAGATAAACAAAAAGTTATTACAGATAATGTGTGTATCCAATTTTTAACATACCCATATGTACAAACAAGAAAAGTACCATAAGATATTTGAAATACAATAGTAGTATAATACATACTATTACCAAACCATACAACCGCACATTTTTTTGCAACAATATTTTCTATTATAATATCTTGATATTCCCATATAATAGTTAAAGGTATAAATGATACCGCACTCATTGCACCTGTGGCCGGTGGATTGGCTATATATCCTGATATAGAATTGGATTTTGGTTCAGCAAATCCTATGTGTGAAAGAAATGGTAATGACCAAACATATAAAACACCCACACCAGTCATTATTATTTTAAATTTTAAAAAATTATCCATATTTATAAACAAACAAAAAAATTAAATTTATTGGAAAACATACAGAACAAAATGTGAATAAACAGAGCATTTTATCTTTGAAGGATATTTCTAGGTTAGTATTTATTCCAAATGGATAACCATATAAGTTATTTGTTTCATATTCAACTTCTATTTCTAAAGGATCTATGTGATCACTCAACTTCTCCTCATCACATTCATAATCCTCATTATTGTTATCATTATTATAATTTTCATCATTATTTAAAATAGCAGAGTATGGATAATTATATTCATTAGCTAACAAAGGAACATTGTACATAGAATCTTCTATACTCATATATATTTTACAAATAAATATTAAATATATAACTTTACAGTAAATCAATGAAGCTACCGATTATTTGTTTAGCTTGTATTTGTAAGGCTTTAACCATATCTCAATTTAAAAATGAAAGATTACCAACCATTAGACGTGTAGCTTATGATGATAAAAAATATGATAAAGATATTAAAAGTTTTATGATCGATATTGATGGTACTATATGTAAAACTAAAGATAGTAATTACCATGATAGCACACCAATTATTAAACATATTAAATTATTTAATGAATTATATGATAAGGGTCATGAAATTCATTATTGGACTGCAAGAGGTGCTAATTCTGGTTTAGTTTGGGACTATTTCACTATTTTACAACTAAAAGAGTGGAATGTCAAATATACTTCATTAAATATGGGAAAACCTCATTATGATGTTTGGATTGATGATAAAGCTATTAACGCAGATAATATAGTTTCTTATATGCATTATTTAAAATATAATATGTCAGCCTATGATGAATGTATATTTAATTCCAACAATGGTTGTGAAGGTTTACTTTTTTAATCTACGGGATCTTTTTTTAGTACCTCCTTTCTTCTTTTTCTTTTTCTTTTTCTTTTTCTTTTTACTCACTTTATTATACCTCTTGGAAGCACGTCCTACTGCTGAAGGTTCTCTAATCTCTTCTTCTTCTTCTGGTGTTAATCCGTCGAGGTGTATTTGATTGAGACATGTCTCAGCTGTTCTACTCAATTGTCTTAGATCTCGATCCAACATTAATTCCCTTCCATATTGATCTGTAAAAACACTACATGTTAAATCTACAATTACCAATTCATCTAGACTAAATTCCTTACTATTATATATTATATTTAATATTTCTTCCAATGTTACATTTATTTGATCACTTTTGTTTATTTGTGCAGAAACTGCGGGTGTATCACGAATAGCATTATTGACTTTCCATGTTTTTATTACATCATAAAGTTTATCATGTATATATAACATAACCCTATTTTCATATTCAGGTAAATAAGATTCAGATTTATATATTGTATATGTTTTATTAACAATATCAGAATTCTTTTTGTACTCATGTATTTGATATCTGTTACCAAAATATCTAGCAAATTGTACTACATCAGGATCATATCCATCTTGTCTTGGGTCACCCCAGTCTTTAATCATATCTGGTAAATACGGGCCACCTCTTGTATTCACCATTTCTTTTCGAGTTTCAAAACTAAGAAGTTTTTCTTTTATGAACTCGGCAGGATAGTCTGGTTTTTGTATTATTAATTCGTTCATAATATTTCTTATTATATTAGGTGTTCCAGGTTGATAAAAATTACAAATACCTAATTTAACACCATCTAATTTCGTTACTTTAAATGGAGTTATAGTTAAAGGTAATTTACGTTCCATATTTAATTTAACTGTTCCATGAGTTGTTATAAATAAAATCCCTCTTTTCACCATATATATATATTAGATATAATCTCCTTCATCGTCATCCAACATATCTTTATATTTATTCTCAATTTTCTCTATATTCCAACTTAAACTAAATTTAGGATTCTTCATTAATGCTGCAAAGCTTATTGGTAATATAGGTATTGCTTCTTTAACTTTTTCTTTGAATTTGTAACTAGATAAGTTTGAATCATCAAAAGGACATCTTACACCATTTAAAACTGATAAATATGGATTTTCACCAAATACTACTCTTGTATGAAATAAATATCTTATTGTATGTTTCCCCCTATATTCAGGACAATATCCCAGATATATATCTCTTGAGTTATCTTTTTCTGCTGCTAATGTCATTAATTTACTCTCTGTAGTTTCCCAATCTGGAATAGTAGACCATATTTCTAACACTAGTTGTGCTTTTTCCTTGGTTAAATGTCTAACATCTAGATTATCACCACCAAGATCTACAAGTATATCACCAGTAGGGGGACTAACTGGTGGAGCAGAAGAATGCAAAACTATATTATTAAGTTTATCACCACTTCTAATAATAAATCCATTAGCTATCGTGAATAATGTTAAAAAAATGTACATTACTATGCTTTAATACAATAGTTTTAAATTTTTTTAACATTATTAAAATCAATTTTTTGTTTGATCCTAAGTAATTTAGATCTTATTGTAATACTACCTATATCAAATGTTTCATTATAATATATATCATAAAGTGTTAATAAATATTTATTCATTATTTTCTTTATATTTTCATCAGGTTTATAAGAAAACTCTTTTGTATTTTTATTATAATTATAATCTACAATTCCTTCATTGTTAATAAATCCATTTAATTTTAAATTAGCTTTACTTTTATCTACAAAATATAATTGAATATCTTGTTTTTTTAAAATAATAGGGATTTGAAATTTTGCAACATAGGTATTCCCAACTAAGTGAAAACCTCTTGAAAATGTAGTTAATAACATAACCCACATTAGTTTCATTGGTATTATTAATAATATATCTTTAATACTATTTAAGACGAGAATGAACTAGAACGATTCATAACTATTCTAGGATTATCCATTGTTATGAAATCTTTGATTAGCTATCTCGATTAATTGATATGTGGGAAACATCATTTAATACATTTGCTATATAAACATTGATATAGATTTATATTAATAAAATATTTTGGCTCTCTACATTAGAAGGAGTTATTTTAATACTTCTTAATAACAATACTTCATCTTCTGTAAGATTTTTTATAGATTTAATATGATTTATCATTGTAGATAATAACCAAATATATATCAATGCAATAAAGAAATTCAAACTATTTTCCATAAATGATGTTTCACGAAATGTATAAATAAAACTTACAACATGATAACAAAAATCTATTAATAAATAAAAATTATATACCAATATATGTGGATACTTATATTTATTGACACCATGATATCCTGTACAACATAAAACAGTTAAGAATAAATACCAGTAATGTATAAATATTGAAAATACAAAATTTAATGTTCCTTGCACTGCTATTAGCATTTTTATTTTTTTTGAATTTTTGTATATTAATATGTATTTATCATCTAAATTATTAGCAGTTATTATATCTGCCGTAACAATATTGTATTCTTCATTATCTATTTCCTGAGCTATAGGCAAGTCACATACATGTTCTACCTCATCTTCTTTTTCTTCCATTATTATTATTATAAAATATAATAAATAGTTGTTAATACAATTTATTGTATGCAAATTATAATAATAATAGTATTTTGGTTATATTCTATTTTAATTCTATCATTATCAGCATATATATCATACTATATTTCTTACAATTTAATTATTGACTTAATAGATGATTTAAAAAAATATATTATTTATTTAATACTATCTATTATTTACTTTTTAATTCCATATCCGGATAACTATCAATGCAGAATTTCTAATAATGTTTTTAATAGAGCACTACCACAAATAAATATGACTTAAAATTTTAGCATTATAATATCCACCACTTTTATTTATCTCTTTTTTAATTGCTTTTTTACGCACTTTTTCGCCAGAATGACGATTATAATAATTTCTTTGACGCTTCTTATCCCCATGATTTTTATATGTATATAATCCTACATTAGTTCTATCTTTATATTGTTCATAGTCTTTGTGACCAAAATGAATTACTCGTTCTTTACCACTCTCTTTATTTTTAATAGTAGCAGTGTACTTCTTATCACCAGGTCCTTTTTTAAAGTCTACTATTTTTTCTTTCATCTTTTTAATATTACCACCTCCCATTTTAACTTTAGGAACTTTTCTTGTGCCATACCCATGTTCTTTTCTAGCCTTATTAGCAAGTCTTAATGCTTTACTTTTTTTTGAACATCCTTCTTTTAATATAGCATAATCTACTGCAGCAGCTTTTCCACCTGTTATAGAACTTGCTAAACGCGCATTACCCCAAGATTGTGAGGTTTGATTAGGTCTACTTCCTGAACTATAATAAGCACCTTGCCCTTTTTTAACTATTTTACGCAATGCTTTAATAGTACATCCTGTTTTTTTTGCTAAATTCCTTGATGGTGTTATTTTTACTACTTTATATATATTTTTGGCTTTTTCTACATGACTAGATGGTTTAGATTTAAATGATTTAATTTTTTTACGTGTATAATATTTATTTAATTTGTATGCTTTTCTAGATTTATTAATCTCTTTTTTCTGTATATTTTTGTCCAAGTAAGACAATATACTTGGAATATATTTTTTTGGATAATTAGACATATATATATATTTTTTGATAATAATATTATTTAAATATAGATATGTATTTATATTAATGGGTTTATCTGAATACGAAAAAGATCAACTCAAAAAGATGATACAGGCTAACGATACTAAAGATATGACAGATAAAATAAGAGATAATAAACATAGTGTTAAAATTAAAAATAGCATTGAAACTATCATCAAAATGAGAAATGAAAATATGGACTTATATTTAAATAACAAAAACGAATTTGAAAATATTGTTATCAAAAAAGATAACTTTTTATTTAATAATTATACAGATATTTACAATAAAATAATGAAAGATGAAATTGATATTAATATTCTTAATAGATTTTTGTCGTTATTAAAACAAATAGAAGATGGCAAATTAGATCAACACGAGGCATCTTTTATGGTTGGAAGTATTTTAAAAGAAATGTATGTAGATGGTGCTATAAAACGTGCTGAAAAACTGGATGAACAAGCAGAAAAAAATAAATATAAACCTATTCCTAACAAAGAAATATCATGGTCACAATATAAAGCATTACATTCAATTAACTAAGTTTTTTTTTACTCATATTATGAGCCAATATCAACAATAAAGATATAGTTGCAAAATATATCTGAATTTTGTATTTAAATTGCTTGCTTATTTTTTCATGCATAGGATTATAATTTTTATTGTATATATAATAAAAATCTGATAATGATATAACATCTTTACCTAAACTTTCATTAACTCTATTATGTATAAAATGCGTCCATTTTATAAAATCTTTTCTAGAATCTAGATAGGGAATTACTGAATATAATTTAAGTAATTCACTGAAATTATTGGAACTTTTGTTGTCTGGAAGAAACTGAGGCAAGCTTTGAATAAATTTATAATGATCTTTTTTTTGTATAGCATTTGGATTTTTTGGATAATTAAATGCTATAGAATGAATAACAAACCAGTAATGTGGTCCCCATATTTCTGGATTCATACATATAAAATAATATTAAAAGATAGCAATTATTACATATATATGAAATCATTTAACTTTTGTAATAATTGTGGTAAATCAGGCCATATATTCCAATCTTGTAATGAACCCATTACAAGCGTAGGCGTTATAGCCTATCGGAATAGTGAAAATACTAATAATGATGAAAGTATAGAATATTTAATGATATGTAGAAAAGATACATTAGGTTATTTAGATTTTATAAGAGGAAGATATAATTTACAGAATATAGAATATATCAAAACTATTATAGATATTATGACAGTTGACGAAAAAAATAGAATTATAAATAATGATTTTGACTACTTATGGAATAATTTATGGGGAGAGAACATCGGCATACAATATAGAGGCGAAGAGAAAAATGCTAAATTAAAATTTAATCAATTAAGAAAAGGTATATATGTTAATAATAATTATATTACTATTAAATCATTAATTCAAAATAGTAATACTATGTGGGAAGAACCTGAGTGGGGATTTCCAAAAGGTAGGCGTAATTATCAAGAAAAAGATATATATTGTGCATTAAGAGAATTTACTGAAGAAACTGGATACGATGGTTCATGTATTAATTTAATTACAAATCTAGTTCCCTATGAAGAAACATTTATTGGTTCTAACCTAAAATGTTATAAACATAAATATTTTGTAGGTAATATTGAAACTAGTAAACTTCCTTTTTATAAATATCAAGATACAGAAGTTAGTAAAGTTGAATGGAAGTCGTTTGACAATTGTAAAAGATCTATTAGAAATTACAATTTAGAAAAATTAGAAATTATAGAAAGTGTGAATAATATTTTAACCGAAAACAATATATGCATATAAATTATTTATTTGTATAAATTATATATATGAATGAAAGTGAAATTAGAGAGGAAGAAAACTTATTACTTAATAAAGATTATGATTATTTATACCCTAATTTAAATGATCCTAATTTTATAATTAAAATCGCAGAAAAAAAAGAATTTAATGATACTGAATATAATGGAGAAATTTATGATGTTGAAACTCAAGGTGATAAGTTATGTAATGCTCAATTTGAATTAGCTAATCATCAAATCTTTGTAAGAAATTTTCTTTCAAACCAAACACCTTATAATGGATTACTTTTATATCATGGGTTAGGAACTGGTAAAACATGTTCGGCGATTACTATAAGCGAAGAGTACAGAGAATATATGAAACAAATGGGTATTACAAAAAGAATAATTATTGTTGGTAATAAAAATATACAAGACAATTATAGATTACAATTATTTGATGAACGCAAACTTGAATTAATTGATGGAAAATGGAACCTTGTGGGCTGCACAAGTAACAAATTTATTAATGAAATTAATCCTATGAATATGAAAGGTATAACAAAAACTAAAATAATATCACAAGTAAATACAATAATAAATACATTCTATTTATTTATTGGTTATAGAGAATTTGGAAATATGATCGGTAAAAAAATAAATAAATTTAAGAATGAACCTGATATTAAATTAAAAGAGAAAAATATAGAAACTACATTAAGAAATGAGTTTTCAAATAGATTAGTTATAATTGATGAAGTTCAAAATATTAGATTATCTGATAACATAGAAGATAAAAAAGTAGGTCAACGTTTACTAGAAGTTACAAAATATACTGATAACTTAAAATTAATTTTGCTATCGGCTACACCAATGTTTAATAGCTATAAAGAAATAGTATGGCTCATTAATCTACTTAATCAAAACGATAAAAGATCCACGATATCATTAAGTGATATATTTGATAAAACTGGTAATTTTAAAATAGATATTAATGGGAAAAATATAGGTCAAGAAATTCTAAGAAAGAAAATTCGAGGTTATGTATCATTTGTTAGAGGAGATAATCCATATACATTTCCATACAGAATATACCCTTCTGTATTTGCACCTGATAATAGTATTAAAAATATAGAATATCCAAAAAAACAAATTAATGGTAAAACACTTTTACAGAAAATAGAACATGTCGATGTTTTTGCTGTTAACATCGGATATTATCAAAAAATAGTATATGATAAAATAAGCGAAGAAATAAAATCAAAATATGTTAGCATTAGTGAAAATAATCTTGATAAAGGATTGGGATATCAAGTACTTGAAACACCTTTACAAATATTAAATATAACCTATCCAACAGAAGATATTGAAGAAATTAAAAACACATATGGTAAAATTGGATTAGATAATGTTATGAAAAGAAAACCATTATATACAGATTTTGAATACAGCTACTATGAAAGAATTTTTAATATAGAAAATATAGGAAAATATAGCCCAAAAATTAAAAATATATGTAATAGTATACTAACTTGTAAAGGTATTGTAATAATTTACTCACAATATTTAGATGGTGGTATAGTACCTATGGCACTTGCTCTAGAAGAATTAGGATTTTCTAGATTTGGTAGAGATAATCTATTTAAAACACCACCTTCCGAACCTATAGATTCTATAACCATGCTACCTAAAAGCAAAGTTGAGAAAAGTGCTTTTAAACAAGCTAAATATTCAATTATTACAGGTGATTTATCTTTATCTCCAAATAATATTAAAGAAATTAAAAAAATTACTGACAGCGATAACATTAATGGTGAAAATGTAAAAGTTGTTTTAATATCAAGGGCTGGTTCAGAAGGAATTGACTTTAAAAATGTAAGACAAATACATATCATTGATCCTTGGTATAATATGAATCGTATTGAACAAATTATAGGTAGAGGCGTTCGCACTTGCAGTCATAAATCTCTTCCTTTTAATAAAAGAAATGTTATGATATTTTTATATGCTACTTACATTGACAATGAATACGAATCCTTAGATTTATATCTTTATCGATTAGCAGAGATAAAAGCAATGAAAATAGGAAAAGTTTCTAGAATACTAAAACAAAATTCTATTGATTGTATTCTAAATAAAGGCCAAACTAATTTTACTATCGAAAATATGAATCAAGTAGTTAAACAGGTCTTATCAAACGATATAGAAATTGATTGGAATGTTGGAGATAAACCTTTTACAGCATTATGTGATTATTTAGATAGTTGTTCATATGAATGTTTACCTGATAAAGATATACTAGATATTAATTATGACACTTACAATGAAGATTTCATATCATTAAATATTGAAAAAATAATAGAAAAAATTAAAAACATCTTTAAAGATCAATATATATGTGATAAAGAAAAACTTATTAGAACAATAAACTATGTAAAAGAATATCCTTTGGTTCAAATATATTCAGCTTTAGACAAATTATTGAATAATGAAAATGAATTATTAACAGATATGTTTGGTAAAAAAGGTTTTCTTGTTAATATTGGAAACTATTACTTATTTCAACCTATTGAAATAAAAGATGAAACTATATCTATATATGAAAGAACTATGCCAATTAAATTTAAACATCAAAAAATTAAAGTTAATCTACCCAAAAATATTAATAATGTACTAGACTCTTTAGAAAACAAAGAAACTATAGAATCCGATGTTTTAGAAGAAACTAAGGATAAATCATTACCTATTAATAAGTTACTAAAAGATTTACAAGATAAATTTATATTAGCTACTACTCCAAACGATTTTGGAAGAGGAAGCAAAAATTGGTATGAGTTGTGCTACAAAACTATAGAAAGAATGATGGATGATGGAATTGAAAAATATATATTAGAATATTTAATTATTGAACACATAATGGAAACACTATTGATAAATAATATAATAATTTTATTGAATTATTTAAGTAATAAAAAAGAATATACTGACTTTGAAAAATTTATAAATAAATATTTTCAAAACAAAATATTACAGAACGAAAGTGTTAAGGGTATAGTTCTTAATGATAATGGAAAATTAGTTATATTGATATTTAAAGATAATGAATGGATTAAAGCCACTCCTTTAGATATTAGAGATTTAGGTGATTTAATAACCAATCAAATAGAAATACCACAAGAAAGATTAGCTAACATAGTTGGATTTATTATAGAATTTAAAAATGAGCAATATGTGTATAAAACACTAGATCTTGAACAAAATAAATCTGGTGCTAGATGCGATCAATCAGGAAAATCTGGTGTTATAAAAGTATTAAATAAAGCATTTGGAGAAGAAAAATATAATAAAGATAATACAAGTGGTATAAATGTAACACAATTATGTAGCGAACAAGAATTATATCTTAGATATTTTAATTACATTAAAAAAAACGATAATTACTGGTTTTTAACACCAGAACAAATAATTAGAACCAAAATTCTAAAATAAATTGAATAAAGTAAATAAATATTTATAATTATATTATAATAATGGCACAAAAAAATGATTATCAGCTTATGTCCAATAAATCTCAATTATCAAGAAAAACATCCATTCCTCTAAAATATATAGGCGATAATATTAAAAGTATTTTGAATAAAAAACTTTTGCAAGATCTGGAAGGAAAATGCACCATCGAGGGTTATATTATGCCTTCATCGGTTAATGTTCTTTCTTATTCTAGCGGAACTATAGAAGGTGCTGATGTAATTTTTCATGTTGTTTTTGAATGCAATATTATAAATCCTGTGGAAGGAATGCTTATTTCATGTGAGGTTGAAAATATTACTAAAGCCGGTATTAAAGCTAAAATCCCTGGTGAAATATCACCATTAGTTATATTTGTTGCCAGAGATCATAACTTCATGTCATCAAAATTTAACAATGTTAATGAAAAAGACATGATAGTAATTAAGGTAATAGGTCAAAGATATGAAATTAATGATAAATATATATCTGTTATTGCTGAAATTAAAGATAAATTACAAGAAGATAAACCTAATTTAGAGCCTAGCAAAAAAATTGTTAAGAAAAAATCTTTGAAATCCTCTGCTAAACCTAAATTAATACTTAAAGAATAAATTATAATACTGATATGGATATTGAAGAACTTAAAGAATTAAAAGATAATATAGAATTACTTTCAAAATCTTATCAGATCGAAGTTGGAAGATTATTACTTAACAATAATATTCAGATTGATGAGAACAAAAATGGAATATTTATTAATTTAAGTAAAATAGATACACCAACTTTAATTAAATTAAAAAATTTTTTAATTTATGCTAATAGTCAAGAGGATAAACTTAAAAATATTGAAAGTAAACAAGAAGAACTTAAAGATTATTATTTTAAAAATATTAATGAGCATGAACTCAAGAGCACATAATCTAGTAAACAAATTACTTGATTATATGTACACAGAAGACATCAATCTTGAAATTTGTGAAAAAAATCTAAATATTAATAAAAAAAATAATGTAGAAATTAAAAATAAAAACTTTTATTTACCTTGCCAAAAAGATACATTATTTTGGTGTTTCTATAACGTTTATAATAAAAACTTTATGGGAAATAACTCTTTTACTATTGAAAAAGAATTTAAAATAAACTTTGTTGAAATAGCAAGAAAAAATAAAGATACAATTAAAATAAATAAACTTAAATTGAATGATATAGAAGATGATTTAGTTAATAATGATAAAATAACAAAAAAAACATTATTACTACTTTCTATTTATTATGAACTTAATTTTATTATAATAGAAAATTATATATTTTATAAAATTATTGGTAATATTGAAGATAATTCTATCAATATAATAGTATTAGATAAAGACAAATACAAACTTTACATAGGTAATGAAACATATAATTATACTGCTATAGAGGCATATAAAATTGACAAACCCATAAAAGCTATTAGCGGTTATAAAGTTGATGAACTTAGAGATTTGGCGCAAAAATTAGATATTGATATTAAAAATAAAAATAAAAATCTGATTTACCAAGATATAATTCATAAAATATATAATTGAAATTAATTAAATAATAATGTTTTTTATTATTATATATGTCAAAAGAAAAACAAGGTTTTCATAATATCATTAAAAAATATATTAATGATGTTCCTTATGTTAAATCTAATGAAAATAGCGATCCAGAACTTGAAATACGTTTTGGAACTTTTGGTAATAAAAAAATATCTAGAATAGATTTTGACAATGTTTGCAAAAACTTAATATCACATGGATTCAAAACTACATCTAGGATAGGTAAATCTATACTTAGAATATCTAATGAATATGTTGACAGAAATACCGGAAAAACAAAAACATCTAATATAAGAACAGAACTAATAGGTAAAGAATTAATACAACAATATTGTAAAACAAATAGGTTGCCTGAATCTAATAAAGATTATAATTTTGTACAAAAAACTATGGCGAAAAATTCTGATAATACTTCTCTATTACCACAAAATATTAATACACATAATTTAAGAATTGCCTATTCCATAGAAAATAATATTTATAAAGACTCGAAAATGGCTACATCTATCGTTGAGTCATGGAATGATAGTAAAAAAGTTTTTAGATATATCAATAGAACAACTTTTGTACACGATGATTACCCAATCAATATTGATTGTAGTATAGTTAAGTCATCTACAAAAAATAAAAATTATTTAGTTTCTAACTATACAGTACAAGAAGCTAATTTATTCAATAATCCAGAAGCATATGAAATTGAAATCGAAGTTGACAATACTAAGACTGAAGGTTACACCACTGAAAAATTAGAAACTACTATTATGAAATGCATTAAATATATACTTGCAGGATTACAACAAACCAATTACCCTGTATCTTATCTTCAATTAGAAGAAGTTGGAAAATCATATTTAGCTTTAATTAAAAATACATCCACATATCTAAAACCAAACACTTTTATAGGACCCAATTCGTTTACCTTACAAAAACAAAACATCATTCCTTTAACTAAAAACAATAATATACCAAATATTAATAACAATTATAGCGTAACAGACAAGGCCGATGGACTAAGAAAACTTCTTTATATTCATAGTGATGGAATGATATACTTAATTAATACTAATATGAATATTGAGTTTACTGGCTGTAAAAGTGAAAATAATAAATATTTTAACACTATTATAGACGGAGAGCATATATCCCATAATAAGAATGGAAAATTTATTAATTTATATGCATGTTTCGATATCTACTTTATTAACAAAAAAGATGTAAGATCTAATTCATTTATTAAAACCAATAATGATGATGATGATAAAAAACTTTATAGACTACAATTACTTAATGAAATATTGAATGATCTATTATTAGTAGGAATTACAGGTAAAAGTGTCCCTATTAGAATATCGCCTAAAAAATTTTATGTTTCAAATGATTCTGTATCTATTTTTATGGCATGTAAACAAATTATTGATCTAGATAAAAATAATGGATTTGAATATGAAACAGATGGTCTGATATTCACACCTTGTGATTATGGTGTCGGTTTAACTAAAGAAAATACACAACTTAAATCAACTAAAACTTCTTGGGAATATAGTTTCAAATGGAAGCCCAGTTACTATAATACTATTGATTTTTATATTACAACTAAAAAACTAGAAAATGGAGAAGATGTTATTAAAACTATTTTTGAAAATGGTACAAACACTTCATCAACAGAAAATATACTGCAATATAAAGTAATTATTTTACGTGTTGGTTTTGATGAAAAAAAAGATGGTTATATTAACCCTTGTTTAGATATTATAAATGATAATATACCAAAATTTTACAATACTGATGATAATGATTCTTATAAACCTACACCATTTTATCCTACTAATCCTTATGATTCGAACGCTAATATATGTTATATACCACTTAAAAAAGATAACAATGGTAATCTGCAAATGTTTACAAAAGAAAATGAGATATTCACAGATAATACTATAGTTGAATTCTCATATGACTTATCTAAAGATGGTGCATGGAGATGGATACCATTAAAGGTTAGATGGGATAAAACTGCCGAACTTAAGAATGGTGGCAGAAACTATGGAAATAGTTATAATGTAGCTAATAGCAATTGGCAAACCATACATAATCCTATTACAGAAGAAATGATATCTACTGGTTCGAATATTGATGAAAACATTGACGATATATATTATACTAAATTATATGGAAAATCTAATACAAAAGCTCTTCGTGATTTCCATAATTTATATGTTAAAATGATGTTGATAAAAGGACCATCACAAAGTGGATATACGTTGATTGATTTGGCAGTAGGTAAAGGTGGAGACTTTCCGAAGTGGATTGATTCAAAATTATCATTTATATTTGGTATAGATTTGTCAAAAGATAATATTGAAAACAGAATAGATGGTGCATGTGCAAGATATCTTAACTACAAGAAGAAATTTAAAAATATGCCTGACGTTTTATTTGTTAATGGAAATAGTAGTTTAAACATTAAAAGCGGTGAAGCTATATTGTCTGAAAAAGAAAAAATTATAACTAAAGCGGTATTTGGTATGGGAGAAAAAAGCGAACGGGTATTAGGCAAAGGTGTTGTTAAAAACTATGGAAAAGGTAAAGATGGTTTTGATATCTGTTCTTGTCAATTTGCATTACATTATTTCTTTGAAAATATGGTAGTTCTTTCAAATTTTATACAAAATGTTGCTGATTCTACAAAAATTGGTGGTCATTTTATAGGAACATGCTATGATGGCAATCTAATATTTAATGAATTAAAGTCTTTGTCTATCGGCCAAGGAACATCATTGTTTAAAAATGATCTTAAAATATGGGAAATAATAAAACAATATGAAAATAATGAGTTTAAAGATGATGAAACATCCCTAGGATATTCTATAGATGTCTTTCAAGAAACTATTGGAAAAAGTTTTAAAGAATATCTTGTTAATTTCACATTCTTCAAAAATATAATGGAAAACTATGGATTTGTTTTATTATCTAAAGATGAGGCCAATTCTCTAAACTTACCTAATTCAAATGGACTATTTAGTGATTTACATAGTCATATGCAATTAGAAGTTCTTAGTAACAAAGAGTTAAAAAAAAATATAGGTGAATCACTCAAAATGAGCGAAGAAGAAAAGAAAATATCATTCTACAATAGATATTTCATCTTCAAGAAAGAAAGACATGTTGGTAATATTAAATTAGATAAAACTTCTCCTGCTAAAATTAAAATCAAACCTACTAACATTAAAAAATTATCTAAAAGAATAATTATTAAATAGGTAAACAAACATAAATATATACATACATTTAATATATGAGATATTTTATTTTACCTTGCAACATATCCACTATTGAAAAACATAATATTGTTATTGATACCAGTAACAATAATAATATTATATGTTATTCATTGGTGGAAAACTTAAAGAATAATAAAAACAAAATTAATAATTATATTACAGAGTGGGAAAAATGTAAAAAATATACTAATACATATGAATTCATTCATACACAAATACCTTCTAGTAAAATATCTATAAGTAAATATAAACCTATATCTAGATCTTACTTTAAAATGATTGAAATTTTAAATACATTTAAAATAAACAAAAAATTATCTAATTCTATTAATACATTTCATTTAGCCGAGGGACCTGGTGGTTTTATTGAAGCTATTGCAAATACTAGGAAAAATAACTATGATAAATACATTGGTATTACTCTAATGGAAAACAATAGTAATATACCTAATTGGAATAAATGCAAAGATATCATTAAGAAATATTCAAATATATCACTTGAATATGGTAGTGATAATACAGGTGATATACTACTTGCACATAATTTAAAGTATTGTTATGAAAAATATAAAAACAAAATGGATATAGTTACTGCTGATGGTGGTTTTGACTTTTCAATCGATTTTAATAACCAAGAAAAACTTGCATGTAATCTAATTTTTGCAGAAATATGTTTCGCTATACTAACACAAAAATTTGGAGGCTCTTTCATTATTAAATTTTTCGATATTTTTAACTTAGCATCTGTTGATCTTATTTATATTTTATCTTTTTTTTATAAAGATATCACCATTACTAAACCTTGTACTAGCAGAATTGCTAATTCTGAAAAATACATAGTATGTGAAAATTTTAAATATCACGATACACAACCATTTTTTGAGGTATTTTATAATATATTTTTAACTTATGATCTTAAACATGTTTCTATTAACAGATTCTTAAATATCGAAATTCCTCATATTTTTTTAAATAAAATAAAAGAAATAAATTATATATTAGGTCAAATTCAAATAGAAAATATTAATACAACTATTGAATTAATATTAACAGAAAACACTAACGAAAAATGTGAAAATTATGCAAAAAAAAATATTACAAAATGCATTGAATGGTGTAACAAAAATGGTATACCATATAATACCATATAAATATTATCAACACTTAGTTTTGATGCCATTTCTTCTTAGACATTCTGCTTTCGTATTACTTTTATCCCCCATAAATTTAGCTGCTTTTTGCATAGTATTATATTTTAGTCTAGTTACTCGAGAACTTGAATCTACTGCGCCTTGAACGCCATATTGTTGATTATTTGGTTTATAATATACTTTATTATAAACTCCATTAGTTGTACAGCTTTTTCCTTTGTATAATGAACTTGTCAGTTCTGTGTCGTCCGGCCAATTATATTCTTGGACCACATAATTTTCTGTTGAATCATAATAATTTACACCTGGATACTTACTTTTAAATGTATTGCTTTTGTAATCTAAATTTCTAGATTGTAAATATGCTGTTGTATTTCCATAATACTTTTTATTTAAAAATGTCACTGAACTTCTTATCTTTGAACCGCCACTAAACGAAATTACATTACCAGTACCTCTTGTGCCTACTGGTCCTCTTGTATTATCTACACTAATACAACCTGATGCATCACGTTTAGGATTTGCTGATATTGATGATGGGCTTACATATTTACCTAGCATCTTAAATTCTGTTCCAATTATGTAATTTGAAGAACACCCTGAACAATCATAATCTTTGCTTGATTTGCTTGTACCTAAACTATTAGTATAACCACGTTTTCGCCATATTTTTAATGGTTTACCACTTTTTGTATACCATGTTGTATTATTTGTACTCTCTAATGTATTAAAATCATTTTTAGGTATATATGTAATTTGCGACATTAATATAATATAATTAAAGAAAATAATTATATTGTATATTACTATAAATGACTACTTGTGATAACGATATCGATTTATTACATAAATTTATTAAATCTACTGACACTCCACTAAAAACTCCTTTACCCGACGATATGCTTGTTCATCTATATGTTGCCGGTATTAGTTGTCTTATGCTTATAGTTCTAGTTAATATACATAGATCTTTATAACTTTCTTTTGTTTTTATTACCTTCTACTACTACATATAAAACACCGCTTGAGGCCAAAGAACTTACTATTCCTACATATAAAAAGAAAGGTAATAAAACTATTACCCAAGAAACATTTCTATATCCATATTTACATAACGTATTTAGTATCCATGTCCAAAATAAAATGTAAAATAATTGCAGTATAAAAGCAGTTGTCTTACTTACCGCACTACATTCATATTTACCCATGCAAAATGAACCATCGTTGTGTGTTAAATTCTGAAGACCTAAAACCATTAATCCCATCATTGCAACTAATAAATATAACATAGCCGGCTCACACATTAACCTTCTGCGAATTATCGGTCCTTTTTTTGGCGAAAATCTCTTTTTAGGTGGCATTATATAAATATTGTTAGAAAATAATTAATTTGATTTGAATACCCCAAATGATATTAAAAATAAAAAAACTAAAATTAAAAATATAAATGGAAACAATACTAAAAACCATGCTATCTTAATATACCCTCTATTGCATAAAATATTCAATATCCATGTCCACACTATTATATAAATAAATTTTATTATAAACGCTAATGGTTTATCTACACTATTACATTCATAATCACCTACACAATATGATTTAGTTGTTAAATTCTGATATATTAAACCTAAATACCCTAAAATTGATAAAACTAAATAAAGTAATGCAGGAGAACATAATTCTTCGCTTCTCATATAATCTATACAAACATATTATATTGGTTGTTTGTATATACTTGAAGGTAATTCTATATCATCCGTTCCTGTTACCTTGTGTATTACATAATTTATTCTATCATTTATAGGATCTAAAACAAAACTATAGGGTCTATTATATGAAGGTAAAACTAATGACATTATAATACATGCTATTATAGTTATAATAAAAAAAATCATTAGATTTTTAATCATTATATATTAATTTTAGAAAATTATTATTCTATATCTACATGTGTAAGGAAATGCCTACGGCAACACATATTATATAACTCTAATTTATCCATCATCAAACCTTCTGGTGTTTTCTCTACATTCTCATTTGTCAAGTATATTACCTTATTTTCATCCAAATTTTTTTTTACTTTCTCTTTTCTCACATTTATTTTGTAATACTCATACTTATCTGCCAATACGTTTCCACAAGTAAAACACTTAATCGGGATAATCATTCTATATATCAAATATAGATATATTATTTAATTCAATTTATATTAATTTATCGTAGCAATATATCTATTATTAAAATCACCTCCTCTAAAAGTTCCACCCTTTTTAACTATACTTGATTTATATATTATTAAATAACTTGTAGTAAGCATTATGAAAACTATGATAACTATTATTTCAAGTAAATTATCACTAAATGACATAACACCCTCTACTATTGCTTGTAATAACTTTGGTTGTGTACCCAACACTATTATTACTAATACTAAAATTGCTATAGGTAATGATACTTCCATATATATATACCATTACAAAATTACATTTCTTCTAAACATATACCTATTGTTGTTTTATGCTTTTTATGTAATACCTTGTTCTTCGTGACACCCTTATGACATTTATTACATATACTCATCAAATTACCTGCATGATTCTTTTTAAATCCTTCTATAAATCCATTCTCATCTGCTATCTCTTGTGGATACATATGATGTATTTCTGTTCCCGGATCCCCACACATCTCACATTTACCTATTAATTTATCACTATTGTATCGACTTTGTGTCATCGATAAAACATCCTTTTCTTTTGGGTTGTATTTTATACGTATCTCATGTGCCCTTTTCAAAAAATCCTCAGGCATCGAAAGCGACTTACAGACCTCTAAACCATAATTACTATTACCTGGTCCATCCTTCAATATTCTATCATAAATCAACACATCGCCCGCTTGATCATACCTCACCGTCATATGTTTTAAACATAGCTTGTTTAGATCTTTTATTTCACTTCTATCTGTTATCTCGTGGAAATGTGTGGCGAAAATAAATGACGCTCCTTTGTTATGCAAATCTGTTACACCTGATATAAATATCGCCGTTGCCGACTCTGTCTCTGTTCCCGAACACAACTCATCTCCTAATATTAAACTATTCTCATCTGCATATTTTAATATAGTCCTCAACTCCGACATCTCAACCGCAAAAGTCGACAATCCTTTGAATATATTATCATTACCTAATATCCTAGTGAATATCTGTGTGTATGGTGAATAATCCATCTCCCTACATGGCACATACAAACCTGCCTGTGCCATTATTATACAAATACCCAGTGATCTTATCAAACTCGTTTTACCCACCGCATTCGTACCATAAATAAGCACTCCATCCTTTTCTTTGCCTAATTCCACATCATTCGACACATATAATTCTCTCGTGTTCAGCTCCTCAATCAAAAGATGCCTCAAACCCTTACAACTAAAGTATGCTTTTTTGTGTTCCCGGATCAATGGCCTACATAGCTTGTAGCTCGTCGCCACATAAACCTTGTTTTGTAAAACATCCAATGTTGTTATGTATTTCACCACATGCAAAAATTTATCTGTTAATTCCATAAAATCCATTATGAAATTCTTATATTGCATTACCACCTCATCTATCATCTTGGTTTTTGTTGCTATTATTGATTTATATATTCCTTGTAATTGACTTCCCATAATGTTTTTGTTTGTTCCTGTCGCTGTTATAAATTGCAATTCATCTATGTTTAATTTTACTATATTTTCTTTTGCTACATCATATGATGATTTGTATGTTAGTTCTATCTCTCCATTTATATTTGCCCTTGCAAATTCCTCTGTAATAGTCTTTGCCCTTTTCTGGGTTAGTTGGAGTGTACACCCACTCTTTTCTGTTTCATGTATCTTAACATAATCATTGGTATTCTTTGTTGGCGCCACCTTTCTTTTATCTGTCTCATATTTTAACAAGAAATTGTTTAAATACTTTCTTATGCATTCCAGTGTGTCATTCGCTTCATACCATTTCTCCACCTTTTCATCGAGCTCCTTGAAAACACCCTTGTTTATAATATTTCTATCTATATTTAATGTATTTACATCTTTACACAATTTAATATCTAGCGTGGTTTTAATTTTATTAGTTATTTCCATGCTTATTTTATCTATATCATCTAATTTACCTAATTTTTTAAAGAGATAGTCATTTAATACTTTGTCTTTGCATAAACCCTTATAGACTTTTTTGATAGTTTCGATATTGTTGTTAATGGTTACGAAATTTACTGGTGTTATTTCTTTTAATATTAATTTTCTGTTTAATTTTTCCAAATCTTTGATTTCTTGCAGTTCATTCCTTATGTTTGCCAGTTTGTTTGTTTTTATTAGATATTCTGTTATGTCATACTCATTTTTTAACTCTTCTTTGTTTGAAATAGGATGTAGTAAAATATGCTCGAAATCACGCTTACCCATCGGTGTTACCGCATTGTTTAAAAAACTAACCATACAAGAAAGCTTACCTTTGTAATTGTTATCTTCTATTATATTTAGCTGTTTAAGAGAGTGATTTGCAGTTATAAGTTTTTCTTTGTTGGCGGTTTCATAATGAGGTTCATTTATTTTAGATATGAGGTTTGGATTAGATTCATAAAGAAAATTCAACAAATAGCAGAAAGATTGACAGGCTATATAGTAGTTTGATAATTCCAAGTAAATGTTTTCTGTGTCTTTATTTTCATAATATTGCTCTATTATGCCTTTTTGGTATGTTTGTTTTTCACAATTTGTTGCTTTTTGGCTTGTCGTGCTTATTTTATGGATTTTGGATGATTGAATGTTTACGAAATTGACTATGTCATTTATTTTGTTTTCATCTTGAAAATTATGTATTATTAGGGTTTCACAAGGATTGTATATAGAAACGAATTTTTCGAGTTCATCAAAAGTAGCTGGATTATGGAGGTATTCATTGGAAAATTGCTGAATAAATGATTTGCCTGTGTAAATATCTACACATGCCGATCCACATATAATAGTTTGTTTTTTGGAGTTGTTTAGTAACGTATCTGAATTATTTATGTCTAACCAAATGCATAGTATATTATTAGTGAGATTATTTGTTTCATTCATAAAATTAGTTCCAGGTGAATAAATTCCTTTTAAACTGCGAGGGGAATTTTGTGCTTGAACATCTTGAACTATTACTGGGCATGTATAACCCTTTTCATTCAGTTTTCTTAGGTATTTATCTATCATTTGCAGTCCAAATCCAGCCATAACGACATTTTTGCCTTGGACACATATTTTTTTATGGGCGATGTTTAACTCACAGATTTCGGCTATTTTCACCAGATCAGAACCAGTAATATTTCCATGCTTATCTTTTAAGCCATATATTTCGAAAAAACTACCACATTGCATTAAAACAACAGTTTTATCACCATGACTTAATTTGTATTTATTTGTTTCACTTATGTAATCATCTACTATCCCCATTATTTTATAATTATTTTAAGGTTTTAAGTTAATTATAAAATGTATATTATATATATAATGTCGGTTGTTAGTAATATCTTTAAATTAAATCAAGATCTAATAGATAGCGATGATATACATAGATTTGCATCACCAGCTGTCATTGGTGATAAAAGACATGACGGGACAACAAATACTTCTGTTAATTCAGTGGTAACTGAGAATTGTCCTTCTGGAACCATTGAAAACAGAATGTATGAACAATCAATGAAAAGGAACATTGAAAACATTTATTTTTTCTTTTTTACAGGTGACCAAGCGGGCCGCGCGGTCGGCGCCGAGCCGTTTGACTATTTTTTGGATCTGGATGCAACTATAGTTAATTATAAGGGAGAACACATGGAAACCACTTTGAGAGAATTCCTCGGCGAGGGCTACCAGCGCGCCGTGCCCGCGTCCGATCATACTTACCCGGTCGAGTCCGCGCCCGGCCCCGAGGATAAATTGCCGTTGGGCGCGACGTTCGTCGCGACAAGGACCGACGAAGGCGCTCTAACAACGGCGGTATATTTCGTAACTGACAACTGGGCATTCAAAAATCAGTTAGTTTCCACGTCGCCAGATACTATTTTCGATTCTGCCACGGGCGGTATAAGATTTAATCATCCGTTGCACGGCACTTTTGATTTTGAGCTAGCCCGCGCGAATCCGTCCCAGCCCGTCGACGTTCCTACATTAGGAAAACATATGAGGATATGTATTCTCAATGTTATAGATGAGGCAGCAAGATATTTTCACTATTATATTCCTATGACTATTAAAAATGAAACCTCGAGAATCGTTGGTGTTCCGGAGAAAGGCGATGTCGACTGCCAAGGCTTCCTCAGAATCATGGCTTCGCATACCCACTTCGCCCAGGGCCTCACAACCTTCCCTACCGAATCGCAAAGCGACCCTCCACCCGCCCCCCCGATAGATTTTGATGAGGAGAATTGGAAGTATGCTCGGATATATATATTAGCTCTTCGAATGTTATGTGACATATTTTTTGAATTTAGAGTAATTCAAAAAAAATATCACACCGGCCGAGGTTCCATGAGCCCCACATGTTATTTTAGACCCAGACGTTCCGCGCTCACCCCCTTCACCCCTGCACCAGACGATCTATATCAATTGGAGGACGGCGACCCGACGACATGGCCGAGACTTGAGATATCATTGAATGCGGTGATTGCTGCTCTTAAGGAATTAAACCCCAACAAATATAATGAGCTCAAGTACCGAAAGGATGGCATACCAACAGACGCCGCGAAGCAGTGCATGAAAGCCATCTTGAGATATTCTGGTAGATGGCTAGATAATCCTAATAATTATTCACCTGTTATACTCAGTCGCGAGGACAAAAGAAAAATTACAGAAGTTGCTGTTGGTGAAACCAAACGACTAGGTGATGAGAGCCGTGATACAAATAGTATCGGTTGTTGTGGGATGTATGAGCTGCTGGAGAGATATGTGGATACCGAGTTGAAACGCGCGGCCGAACATCTTCTCTCCCTCGAGCGCGGCGACGCGCGCGACGTCGCCGCCGCCGCCGCCGCCTGCGACGTCGCGCGCGAACGTATTTTAGTACCACATGTTAATACGAGGGATGAAGCCAACCATCTGCTGCGCCGGGCGACGACGGCGCCGCCCGCCGCACTCTCGCAACCCGGCCCGATCGGGTCCGTCGACAGGCCAAAGCACGCCTTAAGAATGGAAAAAAAACTTACTACTATGTCATTATGCTTCGATGCCTGTAAAAGTACTATTGGTGCGGCGAAGGCGATTAGCCTCAAGGCTCGAGCCCAATCGTCCGCTGCCGGCGCCGGCGTGGGGGGTGACGGCGAGGGCGAGAAAGTCCCTGAATATCCATTTTTGTTAAGCCATGTTAAAGAAATAACCCCACATCAAATTGATGCTATTCGTTTAGATTTGCTGGGAATCCATTGGTTAGTAGGAGGCGACGACGGCATAAATATCAGCACCTTACGCACTAACTTCCAGCCGGGCGGCGGCGTCCCGCCCATTGTCGAGATATTAAAACACCGCACTGAACAAATTATGAAAAAATGTGACAAAGTACTAAAATATTTTGATGAACTATTAATAGATAAAAGAAATTTTTTTTACCTAAAGAAGCCTACGGGGTCCTCGGTTAGGGCGTTAAATATTGATCCAATATTTATTGCGTTAAAGAAAATCATCAAATCGGGCGCTCATGATGACAATGCGACGACAGTCCCGGAGGCTACTGAAATAATAAAAGAAGGAATCACAATAATGAGCAAATTTGTTGATAATTTTCAAACAGTCGAACTAGCAACAAAAAAATTGCAGGAGGCGAACTACCACCCTCCATCCTCCGCCCTTAACGGGAAATTTTTTAAGGATCGACTGAGCGAAGCGGGCGTCGCGTCGCTTCGCCAAGATATTCAGGAAAAAGTGCTGAGAAGAGACGCCGCCGCCACCGCGGGCGGCGCGCGCACCGACCCCGATGCGACGCCCCCCAATTTATTATGGATAATAAAAAAAACATTGATTGTTATTAAAATGGTAAGAAATTCTAGTAAAAGGGCACGTCGTGAATTACAATTTGAATTTACTAACTACATCCCGTTGTCCCTCCCCTCCCGCGGGCGTGATCCGGAGTGGCCAAAAGGGGGTTTTTTTGGCGTGGCGGCGGATGAGCACACCGCAGGGTTTTTTAATAACCAGGCGGTGAACCCCACCAAACCTGATGAACAAACCCTCAGGAATGATACGCGGGGTCTATATAATCTTTTGAGTACTTTTGCACTTTTGCTAGAAAAATTAATGGGAATTCTCTACACCGACGCCGCCGCCGCCGCTGCCGCCGCCGCCGACATGGGCGCGACTCCCGCCGGCGCCGCCACTGCCGCCGGCGCCGACGACATGGACGCGACTCCCGCCGGCGCCGTCAAGCAGAGCCTCGGCAAGCGCAAGGCCAACGACCCCGAGCGCTTTGTGGAGCAGGACGCCGACGACAAGGACGCGGGGGTCGCGCTTGCCGACGACGCCGACGACAAGGACGCGGGGGTCGCGCTTGCCGACGACATGGACGTCGGCGTTGTGCTCTGTGGCAATGAGGCGGGGGGGGAGTGGTTGCCGCCGACGGAGCCGCTCGGCCCGATGGGCGCGCGCGTGGTAGCATGGCTTGAAGGGCACGCGCCCATGTCGTCGGCGCCGATCGCCGCCGACAACGCCAATTACAAAGAATGGCTTCGCAATTTATCCAGTATATTAAAGAATAATCCAAAAATTGATTCTGCGACCATGGGGTCCGATCGATGGTCATTAGATGAGTTCAATAAATTGGATCTGATTCCGATCGACGCGCTGCGTCATGAAAACGTCGACCCGGCCCTAGTATATTTAGATAGGCTTAAAATCTGGGGTGTGCTCGCCGGCGGCAAAGCACCGCCACCGCAGCACCTCGATGCCAAGGAGAAGATAGAAGAGTACCTGCGCGGGCTGTCCGCCCCGGCGGGCGGCGGCGGCGGCGCGCAGAACAGCCGAACGCTCGCGGGCGGTGCTCAATGGGACATAAAGGATGTTAAGGAGGAGGAGGACGGCGACGACGACGACGACGACCCTAGCGTCTACCTCCTGGATTACCACACGGACCTCCGCCGCCGCCGCCGCGCCGTCGCCGCCGCCGAACAGCCCGTCGTCGTCGTCGCCGCCGCCCAGTCAGAGAGCTCGCCGACGCTCGCGGACCTCGAGTTTCGAGTCGCGAAGAATCTGACAGGTGCAGATAAGCTGCGCGACCACGCCGACGTGCGCCTCGACCTCCTTAATGCTAAGTTGGCCGCTCCCGTGGATCTGATGCTCAAGGAAAAACATATTCAGTCATCGGGTAAAAATACAATCAACGATATTATAGAAGCAATTGACAGTTGTGAACGTGCTATCCCGATAAATCCTATTAATGTACCTTTATTTGACGAGTATGGAAAACTACACGATAAAGTCTATGTTGTTAACGATATGTTTAACTCAAGTCCCCTCAGCAACGAAGATGGATATAGTGTGACAAATATTCTTAACATTTTATATAATTTAAGAATATATCGTCGACAAGATCTTCTTATACCAATTATGAATTTTATTTTAAATTATCTACACGTCGAGCACCGTGGTTCAGAGCTCGACGAAACTCTCGCGCACGACCTCTTGAAGCGTATAAAAGATGCGCTCGCAACCGCGCTCTCGCCCGACAAGCTCGCGCCGCTCGAACTCGATCTCTATTCAGAAGTATCCACGATACTTGGAACCGATGACGAGGTCAATGCCCTCGCGACCGCGGTCGCCGCCGCCGTACCGCCGCAGGAAGACGTCCCATTGGACGCGAACGGCGACATCGTGCTCGAAACCGAGGAAGGCGAGCGTAAACGGGCCGCCGCGATGGACACCGGCACCGACGACGACGCGCTCGGCGCGCTCACGCCCGGGGAGCGCACGCGGCTGCACGAGTACTACGACTACGTCGACGCCGCCGCCGCCGCGATGGACACCGGCGACGACGGCGCGCTGCCGCCGCGCGCACCAATACCCAGGCCCCGCGCGCCGCGCGCCATGGCGTCGTCGCCCCGCGGCCCCGTCGATGCGTGGCTCAAGGGCTTCGGCGGCGGTAAGAAAACAAGAAAAAACAGAAAAATCAAAATTCGTAAATTCAGCAAAGATAAAAATAAGAAAAATAAGAAAAATAAAAAACAAACAAAAAATAAAAAATACAAAAAAGGTAAGCCTATAAAAAAAAAACCAAAAAAAACCAGAAGAAGAAGATATTAATTTAAGTAAAAATATTCTACCGATTTAATTATCTCGCTTTGCAGCATTCCTTGTACTATCATCGACCAGCTCGAAAAAGGCCAATGACCGCTACAACCATATTTCAATATAAATGGTCTAATATTCTTTTCCACCGCCGCATCGGCTGTGTGTTTTATGCATGATTCTGTCCATGTTCCACAAATTATCAGATTCTTTCTATCACCAATAATATCTGTCAACCTATTTCCACATGCGAATGTGTTTGGATATATTGTTTTAATAACATTATCATATTGTTCCATTTTGCACTTAATCTCATCTATAATATCGGTTTTTTCAGGAATGTAAAAACTCCAAAATCTTTTGCTGTCAACCACATCATAAACCATTTCATCACTATCAGCCACCCTTACCCATCTTGTATAAACAATAGGGATATCATACTCTTTTGCTAAATCTATATTTTTATTAATTTCATCAATCATAGATTTACTGAATAATGGACGATAAGCTTCCACCATATCGATAACCAATAAAACCGAATCATGTGCATTTAAATTAACATCAATAGGAAATAAATAAAGCTTAACACCATTATACAGGTAAGATAAGCGAGAAAATAAAGAAGGCATATAAGATTTTGTACGAATTCGTGTAATATACATCATAAAAAGATGAAAATATAAAACATACAAAAATATGTTAAGGTGATGTAATTCAAAGTAATAGCAATATTTGTCTTCTTTTTCCATCATATAAAGATTAATTAAATATATTTTTAAGTAATCTTTATATTATGATTTATATTTCATATTTTCTTATTTCATTATCATCATAATTTCCTTCTTCAAGATCTTTATTAATTTTAATTTCTTGCATTTCAATATTGATTTGATCATCAGATAAACGATGTTCTAAAATCTCATCTTCACTCGAATCATCTAATCCTTGTGAGCGAACTGAACCAGGTAATTTAAAGGTTAGCAAGCTTTTGTTATTTTTAATATTTTTCATTGTTTCTTGATGTTTTAGATATTGGATGTGCTGTATTTTCTTTTTCCGCTCCATTTCGTGAGTGCTAATATCTTTAAAAATTTTAATTTCTTCTATATGGGATATTACAGGTTTGCTGATTAATGAATGTTTGTATTTTTTGTTAAAAACCAATAAAATGTCATCAGGAATGGAAGGACTTTGTTCTAACATTCTGTTATACTCTTGTCTGCAATTTTCAACAAAAGTCGCACCATCAGAACATCTATCTTTCTTCGGTAAATTTAATTCAACAGAAATATATCTTGAAAATTTTGAAAACATAACACTGGAACTTCTATGTGTTTCTTGTAATTCATTGACCTTAAAAAATTGTGCCAATGTTGTTATTAATCCAGAAAGTAAGTTTAACCCGCCTATAATCATAATAGCTTCTGAACGATACCTTTCGGGTATATTTTGCTGTGCAAAATTAGCAGTACCTGTTAATGTACTTAAAATAATAACAGGAATCGCATAATGCATATTTTTAACTTTGTAATGTCTATAGGCTCTATCATGCATCCATCCATAACAAGCTGCAATTTCCCCCCAATTTTTTAAAATTAATTCATGTTGTTCCTCCCATGTGTCCGCCATATATAATTAATTAAGATATTTAAGAATTCATGTAATTATGTATCAAGTTTTCCTTGCTAGTATTTATAACATCCCCGGTTAAAAACGCATTTTCATATGTTTCTCTTAAAACACTTTCTGGAGCATGACTACCAATCTTAATTAAACCACGATCTCTTAAATATTCCTTTATTTTAGATATTTCATGCTTTTTTAACAAATTAACTTCTTGATCTATTGTTTTTCTAGTAGCACGATCTTTTATCAATACAGATATAGTCTTATTTTTTTTACCTAATTTAGTATAATGTTTTGACAATTTTTTCCCTCCACCTTTTCCAGTAATTTTTCTTTCTTTCATAGGTTCTGTTAAAACTAAAGGGAGAGGTCTTTTTTGTGTAGTATTCTTCCATTCCCTATAGGTTGGTTTGTCCCCATTCTTAATATTACTATATGGTGGATCAGGCAATAACTTTGAATTAAAAGTTTCAATATTCTCATTAGTTTTTAATTCTATTTTTGGCTTAGAAAATAGATCATCTTTTTCCTGTTTTTTCTCATTAATTTCTTTAAATAAATCTACAGATGATTTAAACGACTCATCATTGCTATTTGCTAAATTCTTTCTTTCTCTTATTCTTTTTATAAGATCCCGTTTAATACTCATTGGCTTAATATTAATTGGTTTGGCTTTTTGAGTTTTATTTTTCTTTTTAGAAGATGATAAATTGAATAAAGCCGGATTAATTTTAATTTCTTTTTTATTTGTTGTCATATAATTAATATGACAACAAAATTATTACTTATAAAATACTAATTAATGCTTCCAATACACATATTGTATAATAATCTATTTTGAAAATATAAAACAAATGGTTGCAATATAGATAAAACTATAATTAATATACTTTTATTTTCGCTATATTTCATAATTCCGTATACTAATGACATTATCATTACTAAAGCTCCTATCATCGAAACTATTAAAAAGAAATCGCAATTAGAAGGATCCATTGGACCAAAAGCATCGTTTAATGCATTGTTCATTTATATTATATTGATATAAAATTCTTGGACTATATTTAAAAATAAATTGATTTAAAGATTATTAGATTTAGTATAAATTAATAAATGGATTGTAGGAAACAAGAAGATGGTATATATGATGATGAAACACCTTGGAATATAATAGATTTATATTTTAATAAACAATATTTAGAAAGATTAGTAAGACATCAGATTGAATCCTATAATTACTTTATAAATACTCAAATGACAAATACTATTGATATGTTTAATCCGGTAGTTATAAGATCGGAACAATACTATGACAAAGATGTAAAAAAATATTCACTAGAAATTAATATTTCTTTTGAAAATTTGAGTATTCTTAGACCACAGATACATGAAAATAATGGTGCTACTAAACTTATGTTTCCTAATGAAAGTCGTTTGCGCAATTTTACATATGCTTCATCTACACTTATAGACATTAAAATTAAATATATTATAAGAAGTGGTGACAATTTAGAAAATGAGAAAGTATTATATAACACAATACCTAAAGTTCATATAGGAAAGATTCCAATTATGTTGCAATCTTCATTGTGTTTACTCCACAATTACAAACACATTAATAATAATGTAACAGGTGAATGTAAATATGATCCTGGTGGATATTTTATAATTAATGGTTCTGAAAAGACAGTATTAGGGCAAGAAAGAGCTGCAGAAAATAAAATACAAATATTTAACATATCTAAAAATAATAGCAAATGGGAATTTATAGCAGAAATAAAATCTATACCGAGTTTCAAATGTATTTCACCTAAACAAATTGCAATGTATATATCTGATAAAACAAATGATTATACAATATACTTATCTATACCTAGAGTTAAAAAACCTTTACCTTTGTTTGTTATTTTCAGAGCATTAAATATAATATCTGATAAAGATATCTGTAAAAAAATAGTATTAGATATAGATAATATAGCTAACAAAAAAATATTGTATCATTTATCAGGTAGTATAGTAGATGGTTATGACGTCAAAACTTATGATGATGCGATTAAATATATAACAAATAATGTTATGTTTACTCCTATAAATATGGATAAAGATAGTGGTCAGCAAAAAAAAAAAGAATTTGCGATAGAAGTTATAGAAAATGATTTATTTCCTCATTGCAGAACAAAAGTAGAAAAAATATATTTCTTAGGTTACATGGCTAATAGATTAATTAAGGCAAGTTTGGGAGAAATATCTTTAGATGATAGAGATGATTATAAAAATAAAAGAATTGATTTAACTGGTTCATTACTAAATAATTTATATCGAAATTATTTTAATAAATTGGTGAAGGATATGATAAAACAGACTATCAGAGAATTAAATATTGGTTCATGGAAGTCTAATGACGACTATCTTAATATTATCAATCATACAAATATATACAAAATAATTAAATCTACAACTATTGAAAATGGTATCAAAAGATCTTTATCAACTGGTGATTTTGCAATTAAACAAAATAGTTCTAATAAAGTTGGTGTAGCACAAGTTCTTAACAGACTAACATACATTTCAAGTTTGAGTCATCTCAGAAGAATTAACACACCTATTGATAAAAGCGGTAAATTAATCCCACCAAGAAAGTTACATAATAGCACTTGGGGATTTTTGTGTCCTGCTGAAACACCAGAAGGGCAATCAGTTGGTGTTGTTAAAAATTTATCATATATGACAAATGTAACTATGCCAAGTTTATCATGTATATTATATGATATAATAGAACCTAAATTGGTTAAACTAGATTTAAATGAAAATAAAGATTATTTTGGTAAAGTAAAGGTCTTTATTAACGGTAATTGGATAGGTATAACAAATAATCCCTATGAACTTTTTATGGATTTGAAGGAAAAAAAATACACTGGTATTATTAATATTTATACATCTATAATCTTCAATTATAAGGATAAAGAAATTAAGATATGTAATGATGCAGGTAGATTGGTTAGGCCTCTACTTAGAGTTAAAGATAATGAGTTAATATTAAATGACGATATTATTAATTCGATAAATGATAATAAGCTAGTATGGGATGATCTACTTTACAAAGATACATCAATCATAGAATATATAGATCCAGAAGAGCAAAACGTTTCTATGATTTCACTTAAATACAAAGATTTAAAAAAAAATAATAGTGGTTTTATACATAAATATACACATTGTGAAATACATCCAAGCACCATATTCGGCATATTAGCATCTTGCATTCCTTTTCCAGAACACAATCAATCTCCAAGAAATACTTATCAGTGTGCTATGGGAAAACAAGCCATGGGAGTTTATGTTACAAATTTTGATAATAGAATGGATAAGACAAGTTATGTTTTAAATTATCCACATAGGCCTTTAGTAGATACTAGAATAATGAATTTAATAAAGCTAAATGAAATTCCTTCAGGAATACCTGTTATAGTCGCTATTATGACAAACACTGGATACAATCAGGAAGATAGTATAATGTTTAATCAAGGTTCTATTAATAGAGGATTATTTCAAGCTACCATTTATCATACAGAAAAAGATGAAGATAAAAAATTACATGGCGATGATGAGATAAGGTGTAAGCCAGATAGATCTAAGACAAAAAATACAAAATTTGGTAATTACAATAAATTAAATACAAATGGTGTTATACCTGAGAATACACTACTAGAGAATAGAGATGTTATTATTGGTAAGGTAATTCCAATTAAAGAAAATAGAAATGATCACACTAAAGTTATTAAATATGATGATGATAGTAAAGTTTATAGGATAAATGAACAATGTTATATAGATAAAAATTATATAGATAGAAATGGAGATGGATATAGTTTTTGTAAAGTGCGTATTAGAACTGTCAGACAACCTGTGATAGGTGATAAATTCTCCAGTAGACATGGTCAAAAAGGAACTATAGGCAATATTATACCAGAAAAAGATATGCCATTTACAGGGAATGGAATAAAACCTGATATTATTATTAATCCACACGCTATTCCATCTAGAATGACTATAGCTCAGCTTAAAGAGACGCTATTAGGAAAGGTATTATTAGAGTTAGGACTATTTGGAGATGGAACAAGTTTTGGTAATCTAGATATAAAAACCATATCTAATGAACTTCTTAAGTTAGGATATGAAAAAAATGGAGAAGAAATTTTATATAATGGTATAACAGGTACACAAATTGAAACATCAATATTTATGGGTCCTTGTTTTTATCAAAGATTGAAACATATGGTTTTAGACAAAACACATAGTCGCTCGATAGGACCTATGGTAGCTCTTACTAGACAACCTGCAGAAGGCAGATCAAGAGATGGTGGATTGAGATTTGGAGAGATGGAAAGAGATTGCATGATATCTCATGGTGCGTCGAAATTTACAAAAGGAAGAATATATGATGCCTCAGATAAATTCGAAGTTTATACTTGCAATAATTGTGGAATAATTGCAGCATTTAATAATGATGTGAATATACACATATGTAAGGTATGTGAAAATAGAACAGATTTTAAATTGGTTAAATTGCCTTATTCATGTAAACTATTGTTTCAAGAACTAATAACAATGAACATCGCTCCGAGAATTATTACTAATTAAATATTATATATCATATTTTAATATTAATATTAAAATATGGAACAAACTCTAATAGATATTAGAGATTTATCAAATATTAAATTTGTATCAAATTATAAGAATACAGATGTACTCGACTTAAGCAAAGGAAATATTTATAATATAAATAAATCTACTTTTTCTGAAACTCTTTCAAAATTTATAAAACTTGATTTTGGTAGAAATGTCGTTATTAAAAATATAAAACTATTTGGATTTAGTAATAATAATATTAAATATAGAATACATAATAAATTACATGGAATACCTATATACAAATTGTACGATAACGATTATTACGATATTAGTTCTGATATAACAGATACTTCAAACGTTTCTAATATTGTTTTAGAAACACAAAAAATACTTAATTTACCAAATAAAATATCCTACTATCCTAGAATAACAGATAAACTTTTTTATGTAAATAATTTTAATTATAATATTAAATGGTCTTGGGAAATTGATATTCCTAGTACTACATATAGATATTCTACTTCTTTACAAGAAGGTATATATGATATTAGTGGATTAAATAACCAACTAAATAATTTAATATTTGACATTAAATATGGTCCTAGAAATGCTTTTAAAAACAAATATCCTTTAGCATTAAGAGGATCAAAAAATTATCCTAATTTTACATTATCATTTTATAATAGTTCAAATTTTAATATAATTATTTATAGTGATAGTAGTTTATTTGATTTACTAACTATAAAAATTAATAGTTCTTTTATTGTATATGCTAACACATACTATACAATAGAATTTACTTATTTACCATATAATAATGAGTACTTATTTATTTCTTACAATAATACTAACATATATGATGATTATAATGTAATATATAATATTAATAATTTTTTTGATAAACTTCCTGAGAAAGATCATTCCGGTAACATTATTGATTATACTGAAGAAGATATAACTAAAGAAATTTATCTTGAAAGAAAAAGTATATTAGATATATCTGATAATACTGCTATTAGAATATCACAAACTAAAGATGAAACTAGTATGGGTATTTACACTATACTAGGAGAATTATCTTGTAATAGCATAGAAACTATTATTGGAACACATGATAATTCTATTATTGGAGATATTTCAACAAATAATATAGAAATTGAAAATTATCTATACACAAACACTATAGATTCTAGTTTCATTGATACATATAATATAAGTATTACTAATGATATATGTGGTAACAATTTAACACTTTCAACTAATAATGTTAAAGTTCATTCAACCAATTTCAGTGATTTAGATTTTTCTAATAATACAATTAATTTATATAATTCATCTAAAAACTTTAATTTAAATAAAAATAAATATAAGTTAATTATTTTTAATTTTAATAATCCTTATAAAAAAAATATAATATTTAATAATTTTAAATTCAATGACGTCTTTAAAAATAACCCTTTATTTAAAACTTATTTACTAGACAATAGTAATAATTATTATTGCTTAGGAAGTATTAATACATCATATAACAATTTAAAAAATGCAATTACATTAGGTAATAATATAACTAATACATTAAATATAACAATACCCTATATAGAAGATTTATCAAAAATAGTTTTTGAATTTGAAGAATCGCAAAGTAGAGGATTATTTTTTAGTTATGAACCTATTGATAATAATAAAATTTTTGTTATAGATGATAGTAATAATTGCATATATTATGAAAAAAATGATCCATCATTTGTAGATATAAGTGCTGTTATTAGATATAAAATACCTAATGGTAATTATAATTTATACGAACTTAATAATGAATTATCAAAAAAACCAATTATTCCTCTACCTATATTTATTTCTCCTGATAATAGTGGAATATTGAGAGAGTATGTTGTTACAGGCGGTGCTATATCGTCATATAACACTTATATAAGTAATTCATATAGTATTGTTAATAAATATAAAAATAATGAAATACCAGCTGATTTACATAAAATAACATATAACTCTCTTAGTGGAGATATAGATATATCTAATACTAGTAATATTAATATATTTGGACAAATTTTAGATCCATCTCTTGATGTTCCTATTAGATCATATGAAGAATATGATAAATATACATATAATCAAAACAAATTAATTTTTTTTGTTAAAAATGATAATTTAGATTTTTCATATACTATTTTAAATAATAATGATTTGAGTAATTCTTTTTTTAATTATTTCTTTGAAGAAGAAATATCTTTTATTATACCAAGTGACATAAGTGATAATAATACAAAATATTTCGATTTATCAAATATTCTAAATATATCACCTACAACTACTTGGGATATAGAAAGAGATGGTAACAATATAGATATTTTGTCTAATGATTCGTCAGGTAATAATGGTGGTAACATATTCGCTAGTTTATTAACCATTAGAAACGAGTTCAATAATAATCTTAATTTTGATTTAGATTACGTTAATGACAACAATATAAACTCCATGGATATTTCAGGTGTTTTTGCTAATCAAAATAAAATGTTTAAAATTTATTCAGACATAAACTTTAAAAACTTTTATTTTTTAAAAAACACACAAGAATACATCACAAATTATAACAATATAATATACTATGGTATTTCTTATGAAGATACTATTTTGGCAGTCGATGCTAGTAATCTAATTTATTTAAATTTAGATAAATATACATTGACAGATAACTCTAGTAATATACATCAATACAATAACTATGTCCATGTTTATGAAAAATTATTCATTAAAGAATTGTCATGTAATGATATATCTTTTAATATTATAAATTCTCCTTTTTTGGATTTTACATTCAATAGCTTACATTCTAATGATGTTTATGATGTTAAAAGTATAAAAATTAAATATGATAACAAAAATATTTTTAATAATGAAAACTCCAGCAATATTTATTTAGCATATTTCAATTCAATTAATACATTAAATTATAATACAAATTCTGGTAACAGAATGTTAATAACTAATTCAGAATTATATGACGGATGGTGTATAAAAATGGATCCTGATAAAAAAAATCATAATTCTTTGGATTCCGGAACTCTTGAATTTACTTCAAACTTTTATAATGATGTCAGTTCTTCTTGGTTTAATATTAATGCATCTACAACATTAACTAATATGGCTCATACATCTTTAAACGATCGAAGATTCACAGAGACAAGTTCTAACATTGAGGATATATTTAATAATATTGATATAGGTGACTCCAGAGAAAAAACTTTATTTCCTGGGGCTGATTCACATCTTATTGTTGTTGATAGACTCAAGAAGAATATTAGTGATTTTAATGCTGCCCCTCCAAATTTTTTAAAAAACGATGAACGAAATAATCCTGCCATTCTTAAAACATATTTCTTACATGATGATATTTCTTATAATTCTGTAATTCAGGATATAATATTAAAATTATTTCCTATTAAATTTAAAAATAACAAAACAGGATTTATTGAAACCGGCTATAATCTATATGACATATCTAATAATATCAGTAAAATTAATTACTTGCTCAAAGATGAAAAGATGAGAGGCTTTTCTTTTAATAGTTTAATACCTTATATCTGTAGAACTATACAAGAAATATCTGATGCTCTCAACGAATTAGAAGACAAAATTAGACAAGCTGGTTACATAATAGAGTAATTATGAATATTAAAAATATTTATAGTTAATATATGTCATATATTAACTATAAAAATATATATACTATATACGATGATTTGTGTTATAATCTATTTATAGATGATTTAGATGAATTACAAAATCTAGTTAGCAATAGTAATTATAGTAAATCAATTTATAGAAATGAAATACAAGATATATCTTTTTTACAATTTAATAATTCTTATAAAGAAAATGTAATAGATCTAGATAGTGGTGATATTTACAATATAGGAAGTAAAAAAATAAACATCAGAAAATATAAATATTTTAAAGTAGATTTTAAACGCTTTATAACCTTAAGTAATGTTATATTATACGATGAATCTTATAATGATATTTCATATGTTCTTTGGACCAAATCTAAAGAACGCGCAGATGATAATGCAATCTTTGATACTAGTAGTCAAATAGTTAATGATATCTCATTAATTCATGTTAAAGAAGTAGTTTTTCAAATAGATAATTATGAAAATTTTCCAAATTATTTATACTATAAACCTATTAAAACCAGGAAAATATTTTACTATCCAATTGATATCGATATATCTTTTATTAATTATTATGCATTCAATAATTATTACTTAAATTATTACTATAATGATTTTCCAGGATTTTATAAAAACAATGATGATAATATATATATAAACAACAGAACACCAACTATGTCTGAATCTACAAATATTATTAATAATATTGGACCTCTATTATATGGTGATGAATTAGACAATTTTTATAGTATTGAAGATATGAATAATTATTTATATAATAATACTAAAGTAGAATTTGATAGAGGCTTTTTTGATATGAGCGCTATTACTCAAATAGATGATAACTATAACTATGCCATCAGTTTTTTTTATAATAATTACAGCGATATAGAAAATAATATATATGATACATCAAATATATATATTGACTTATCTAGTGATATATTTAGATTATTTAATTTAACTGATATATCATCTCAAAATATTAAAAATATTTCTGTTAATAATAATACAATTAAAGTACTTGATTTATCTGTTAATACAGAAATATCATTTAATTTTATTTATAATCCCTATAAAGATGCCGATTTCTTAATAAGCAATAAATTAAACGGAGATTATCAAATTGTTGGAACAACTAAAAATGTTATTATTGATAAATATCTCTTATCTAATACTAATGATTTATCAAGTACAGAATTAATTAGGTATATGATTCCAATTATACTTTATAACAATAGATATGTTTTAGTTAAAGATAATAACTATTCTAAATTAATAACCAATGATTCTAGTTCAAATTATTTAATCTCTAATAATATAACTAGTGTCAGTTTAAATTCTAATGATATATCTTGTAATAATGTTACAAGTAATTATATAAATACTAATGATATTAAAATATATAACAATTTAAATATATATGACTTTAAAATTAGCGAAATTATAGATTCTTTTAATACTGAATTAATTAATCTAGAATCTATGAATATTAATAAGTTTAATGGGAATTTTAATCTATTACATAATGTAGATTTCTATGTTAATTATCCTTATAAAATAAATAGTCATAAACTTAATACTAATATATTAAAAATATATAACGAAGAATTTTTAAATTATAACAATGATTATTTAGAATTGAAAAAAATTGTTTATTCAGATAAATTAGTTTTTAATAATGTTTATAGCAATAAAATTATTTATAATATGAAAAATTTAGATATATCTTTTAATAAAACTAATATTAATAATATTATTTGTAATAAATCTTTATTTGTTAACCAAGTTATTAAAATTAATTATGATTTTAATGTTGATATGGCTTATAGTAATAAAGGATATATGATGCAAATTTCTTCTTACAAATCTGGATTATATGATTCTGGGTGGAATATAGAATTAAACACCTCTAACAATATTAATTCTACCGACAAATCATATATACGTCTTTATCCATTACAAACTAATTCTAGCAATAGTTATGGTTCTATTTTTGAAGTAGAAAGTTACTATTTAAAACATAGCTCAAGTTTAAATTGGATTAAAAATATAGATTATTCTAACATTTCTGATACACAATACCTATCTAAAATTCTTTATAAAGATGTATATAATAATGTATTTATAGAAAATTTTGATAATATTACTACTAAAATATCTGATATACAATACTATCCTAATTTGAACATTATTAAAAATATTAAACCAAAACTATTTTATAGAGATAGTGGAACAAATCGCAAGTTATCTTCAGGATTAATAGCACAAGATTTACAAGAAAATTATGATTTATCATTTTTGGTATATAGTAACTATAACAATTATAAACTTGAAGAAGAAAAATTGTATATTAATTATGAAGGATTACAACCTTTTATAGTAGCTTCTTTACAAGAATTATATTTTATACTTGAAAAAATAAATGATTGGCACGAGAATTTATCTAGTTGAATTAAATAATATATAATAATTTGATATTATAATGAGTTATTATCCAGAACCTGCACCTGCACCTGCACCTGCGCCTGCATCTGCGCCCGAACCTGCATCTGCGCCCGAACCTGCATCTGCGCCCGAACCTGCGCCTGCACCTGCATCTGCGCCCGAACCTGCACCTGCACCTACGGTATCTTCAGCGTCCACATCTACACAAGAACCTTCAATATATCTTACATCAAATTATAATATTAATAGTATTACTTCAGAAAATTCAAGTAATTATAATTATATATTTACATTAAATAAAGACTTGTCACTTAATAACATATTATTTGATTATGATTCACTGAGGAGATATGTATGTAGTGAAGGTAATGATAGCCATCAGCCTATGTCTATAAATACACTCTATGATTTATCGTTTATTAGTTTCACTAAAACCCCGTTAGTTAAAACTGCAATTAATCTCAATAACAATAATATTGTAAATGTTAATAGATTATATTATGTATCTCAACTTTGCACATATCTTAAAATTACACCAAAAAGATTACTATCATTTAGTAATTTAGAACTAAAAGATAGCAATAATAATAATATATTTTTTAAATTACATCAGTTTAATGTAAATAGTAATTTATATGAAAGTAGTGGAAATTTAGTATCTAGTGTAGATAATGTAACTATAGAACCCTCAAGTAATATTGTTTTTCAATTTGAGACTGCAACATCTATACCATACTCTATTTTATTTACAAATTTCTATACAGATGAAATATTCAATATTTATGAATCGTTCAATATAAGATGGAGAATATACAACACAACTGAATGGAATTATAGTAGTGATATAGCTTTCGGAACTTATAGCATAGAAGATTTAGATAATGAATTAAAAAATATATACATAAGTAAAAATATTACCATATTTTCTCAGAATGATAAATCAATAAATATAGCAGAAAATAATTATTATCCTAATTTTATTTTAAACTTTCACAACAAGTTTTATACATTAATTGAAATAGATTATACTAGTTCAATATTTAATTTATTTAATATTAAAATTAATGAAAACATATTTATACAGAATGAACAACATATAACGTTAGACATAGAATATAGACCATATCTAGATATCTATACAGAAATAAGTTACTCTTATCAAGAAGACATTTATAGTGAATATTATAATTATATGAATATAGATAATTTAATAACTAGCATACCTATAAATTTATTTGGTAGTTTGTATAACCATAACATTACATCAAGTCAAGAAATTAAATTATACAAAGAACACAATTATTTTAACATTAGATTAGATGATAATGTGGAATTTAATTATTTATTAGAAACTAAAGATGGAAATAGTGTTAGAACATATGAATCGATATATACTAATATTGAATCTCTTAATTATGATAGTAGTTATTGTAGTTTATTTACTTTATCATGTAATGATATAGATACTTTAAAAATAACAAGTGACAATATTGATACCAGTTATATTTCTATGAATGATATATCTATTAATAATTTATTTAAAGGGAAAAATATTGATATTAGTTATTTATTTATCAATAATACTATTGATATAAGTGATACTATTAATAATTATAATATTAATTTAAATAAAGACAGCTTTATTAATTTTGATAAAAATAAATCAAAATATGTAAGGTTCGATATTTCTGGACAAATAGAGTTTTATAATTTTAAATTCATAGATTATCAAGATAAAGATGTATCTTTTAATGTGTATTCTCTAACAGATAATGCATATATTGAAGAAAATTATGTAACACTTTTTAATCATACTTTTAAAAACAACGAAAGTATAATTTTCCAATTTATAGAAAGTCAACAAATTGGATTATATTTTAAATATGATACTATTGATTATGGAAGTATTTTTGCATTAAACGATTCTAATAATAAAATATATTATCAACCTAATAGTTTAAATTATAAAGATGATAATTTGACTGATTATAAATATTATATTCAAGCCATTATTCCATTAGATCCGAGTGCAGACGGGGATACTTTATATACATTGGCTGATATTAACAATTTTTTAAGAGAAGGTACTTCCACAACAAAACATATTTGCTTTTTTGATGCGTCTGATGCTAAAGCTGTAATTCCTATACCTCTTGATACATCTGGTGTCTATTCTAATAGAAAAGGTATAGAATATAAATTAAAGCAATGGCCACCAGGATTACGCGCAACTTCTAATAGATATGATACTATTTTTGTTGATACATTAGGAGACACCAGTTTAAATTTCAATATATTAAGTGAGTCGTTGTTTGCATCCAGAAGATATAATCCAATAAATTCTATAGGTATTTTTGATGACAATTTAAGTGATAAACTTTTATTTGTATTAGAAGCATCTTGTGATACATCGCATAATTTATTAAACAATTTTTATTCGCGTGTCATCCCTGGAGAAGCCGAAGAGCAATTTGAAGACTCTTTTTTGCGCAATTTCTTTAAATTAAACTTTGCGCCTACATTAAGACAATTTCCTCTTGATGTCTCTTACATCAATCTTAATGAATACCAAGACTATAATCAACTTTACTATTTATTTAAAGAAGAAATAGATTATAAATCATCTAGCAATCAGCTTAAAAAATCTGGTGCAGGTACCGCTGCATGTGCTTTTTTTGTACTCGATAAAGAAAATGAATCTAACATTATTAAAAATGGAGATAGAACAGGTATATTATTAAATGTTAATAATAACTATTTATCTAATTTAAATGATTATATTTCGATTTATACTATTGATAATGAAACTATAGATATATCTAATATTAATACAAATTTTAATGAATGGTCATTTAATTATACATTTAAATACAAGTATAAATATTTTAAAAATGAACAATATAATAAATACTTTGATATATCTTCAAATGAAGCAATTATATCCTATCCTGAAAAAAGATATTTTATTAAAAATAACATTGAATATTTCTCTATTGATGATATATCATTTATTAAGAGTGTAAATAACTATTATGAGTATAATAATGAAGCTATACATAACAATGTTCTAATATGTAAAACTATTAAAGGTCTCGACTTATCATGCAATATTATTAAATTACCTAATTATAATTTAACTGATATCACAGATTTATCCATCAATACTTTAACTATTATAAATGATATTAGTATCAATAAAATGGATCTAGATTTATCTAGCGGATTAGTATTTAAAAGTGACTATTACTATAATGAGAACTATTTGGATAATATTGCCTTAGATAACTCTAATTCTATAGTTAAAATATTATATGATGATACAAATTCAACACATAAAATGAATATACTTTCTGTTACTGGTGATAACAATAGTGGAAAAACCGACTATGGTTGGGAGATTTTCACAACATTTAATAGTGATACTTCATTTAATCGTATCATTAATAAAAGAAACATTAGACTTTCTCCTACTTCATTATATAATGATTTCGAAGACATTAGTATGAATTGGAGAAATTCAGAAGTTATAGACAAATCATTAACATCATTTGAAATAGATTCTGATATAATTACATATAATAATAATTTTGTTATGGCAGATTATAACTACCTTTATAACATATCTGATTTATCATATGCATTAGATGATATATATAATTTACAACCGAAAATATTTATAATTAATAATTATATTTCTAATACTGATACGCCTACTCCAATTACCAATATTAATTTAGAACATAAATTTAAAAGTTCCGCTGGTTTTTTTGCAAATGATATCTTAAATAATGTTAATAATTTATCACATGTTGTTGATGGAAATGATAGTAAACCTATACATATAGATAATATACAAATACAAACACATATTTGTAAAGCAATTCAGGAAATATATGATAGAATTCAAAGATTATATTTAATTATTAATCCACCTGAGCCCGAACCTGAACCCGAACCACCGGAACCTGAACCCGAACCTGAACCCGAACCACCAGAACCAGAACCCGAACCTGAACCCGAACCACCAGAACCCGAACCTGAACCTGAACCCGAACCCGAACCTGAACCTGAACCCGAACCTGAACCCGAACCCGAAATAGAACCTGAACCTGAACCCGAACCTGAACCCGAACCTGAACCTGAACCCGAATCCGAACTCAACTAGTTTAACCTATAGGTTAAACTTTACTATAACAAATGATCAATATGTAATTTAATAGACATATATTTTATATAATATTAATATATGTCTATTAATCCATTCTATTATAAAAATATTATATTACAAAATGATGGCATAAATGTTAGTGACCTTAGCAATAGTGGCGATTTTGCATTACTAAAAGAATTTGACTTAAATAATACTGGTAAAGAACCACCAAATAAAAATACATTTGATGTTTCTAGTATATCATTTGATATTAATACATCTTATAAAAATACTTTTAATTTAAATTCTAGAGATATATCTAATATTAATACTATTAATATTCCTGGTATATTTTTAAATAAATTAAAATTTGATTTTAATAAAAATGTTACATTCAATAACCTTAGAATATTCGATAAATATTTAGAACCAATACCTTTTTTATTAATACATAAATATAACGTTGAAAATAATAGCACTTTTGATATAAGTAATAATGTTACTAATGATTACATAATCAATAATCAGTTAATCGTAGATTTTTCTAAAAATATACCTATGCCTTATAACTTTAAATATGAAAGAAAACTCGATAATAATATATTTAAAATAGGTAGTTTAAATATTCAAAATAATATTTTACAAGAAAAAAATGATAACAATTTTAATTGGAATTTAGCACCATGGAAAATAATTACTATAAGCAATGAAACTATACCTGATCAAGATTTATCAGTAAATAAATTAAACGACTATTTAAAAAATATTGTTAATCAACAAGGAAGAAAAATATTTCCTAGTGATAAACATCCTATTGAAATATATCCATATAATAATAGTGATATATCATGTGTAATTAATTTTCGATATCAAGGTTACACCGAAAGCGAATTAAATGATAATACTGATTTATCTTTTGTCGATATAAGTACAGCATATATTTCAATAAATAATACAAGTTATAAATATAATTTAGCTAAAAATATTTATATTGATATATCTAGCAATTTATTCGAATATTTAAATTTAAATAACACTAATGATGTGAGACTATCTAATAATACAGAAAATAATGATTATAATGAAACTGCTATAAAATTACCTATTAATCAAGATATTTCAATTAATTTTATTTTTAAACAATCTAAAGTTCTTGAAACTTTATTATATTATGGTACATCCTTAAATAATGATGATTTTGTTTATCTAACATCATACAATAACTTTTCAGATAAAATACCATTTAGTGATCATGATAATAATGTTATTAATTATGATCCTAATAATATGGATTTATCTGGGTCATATACTATATCTCCACAAAGAGTTGACATACTCAATATAGATAATAAAAATATTATTTATGATGAAGGTAATAATATTAATATGTATTATGACTATGTCAATTGTAATAAACTAGATATATGTGATAATATAACAAATTCAAATAACTTATTATTAGATAGCATTGATATATCATTTATTAAAGTTGATTTAGTTTCCATAAATAAAATAGAAAATGCTAACTATTTATTTACTTCTTCACAAAATATATATTCATATATTTCTAATCATAATTTAATAGATTGTTCGTTAGGAATATTTTCTTCTAATCTTACCGATATAAGTAATACTAACGCTAATGATATTAATATTCTTAACAACTTACAATTAGATATTAGTTCCAGTATTAATAATATTGTTGATAATAGTTATGCTTATATTATTTCATATAACAATAAAAATATTATAAATTATGATAATTGTGCTAACGTATTAAATTTTGGAATATCATCCGAAAGTATTTATAACAATGTTAATATTGATATTAAAAAAACCTTACATTTAAAAGATGGTGGTCTAAACCCTAGTGCTGCTGATACGAGTTATAATATTGTAAATCCTTATTCTGCTAATATTACTAATACTATTGTAAATAATATCTATGTAACCTCCGACGATAGGATTAAATTTGATGAGAAAGACATATCTAACGGAATAGAAATTATTAATTCTTTAAATCCTAAAATATATATAAAAAATAATTTACTTGAATCTGGTTATATAGCTCAAGAAGTTTCTAGTATTTCTGATATATCATACATTGTTAGTAAATTTAATAATACTAATTATATTAATTATAACGCTATTCAACCATATATCGTTAATGCTATACAAGTTTTACATAAAAAATTATTACAACAAAATTCTATTATTAACGAATTAACAAATGAATTAATACCATATTTATCCGAACCTGAACCCGAACCTGAACCCGACCCCCAACCTGAGATTAGTTAATCCTATTAATTAATATATCTCTTTTATTTATATGACAAATAAAATAAAAGAGATATATGATGTATCTTTCATTAAGATTAAAACAAATATTAATAATAATTTTGATATGCAAGGCAATAATCTATATCAAGTCAATAAACTTATATTTACAGATAATGATAAATTCATAAAATATATAGATAACGATCTTTTCACAATTGATAGTAATAATATTTCAACCAATATTTATACTTTAACTGCAAATTTAATAGAAGCAAACTATATCAATTTACATTTTAATTATATAAATGTTAATTTTTTATCTATAAATAGTGTTACCTGTGATACTATTAAAAGTAATAATATTATATTAAATAATGATTCTGATAATCCAAGTAGTTTTGATGAACCTCTTACTTTTAATACTTATAAAGGAAATATAGCCAACACTATAGACGCAAGTGTTAATACATTTTACTCTCAAAATTTTAAAAGTAACCAATTTAACATAAATAATGCATTAAATATATATAATAATCCAATTAATTTAAATTCAGACAATTCATTCAACATTTTTAAAATTAATAATAATACAAACCAAATTAATATTTTATCATATTTAGAAAACAAATCTATTGCAATAGATTATCCTGATAACAATGGAAACTCTAATCTAACTTCTTCTGTTATTTATGGTAAAGTTAAATGTCATACTATTTTTTTAAATTCATATACTAGTTATGGTGATATTTTAATTAATCCTTTAGCATTTGAACGCACAATTGTAGATAATGTTACAGTTGATAATAGTTATAGTGATTTACTATTAGGAAATTATTTTACATTAAATACTGAATCATTCGGAGATCGAGGGTTTGATACAACTATTAAAAGCACGCTTGGAAAAGCTTTTTTTGGAAATATGATTGTTAATTATTTAACCAGTGGTTCTGACGACAGATTAAAACATAATGAAGAACCAATTGTAAATGGTCTAAATATAGTTAATAAATTAAAACCAAAAACTTATATCAAACGCAATAACATTTTTGATGATGATAATATTGTTTTTAAGAGATGTTCCGGTTACATTGCTCAAGATATCTCAAATGATATTCCTGAAATTAGTCATGTAATTAATAGATCTGGTAATATTCTATCTGTAAGTTATAACGAAATTCAACCTTATATAACAAAATCCATACAAGAATTAGATACTATTTGCAATAATATACAAAATAAAACTATTAATTTACTACAACAAGTACATCTTCTTATATAAAAATAAAAAATAATATATATATGTCCAATTATGAATATTTATTTAGTATTAAATCTACAAAAAAAGATTTGTCACTCAATTACTACTTTGATAGAATACAATTAAAAAAAGATATTAGTAATAATAACTTTGAAAATTATCCACCATACATCGATAATCTACTTGATTTATCATATCTAGAATTTAAACCCAATTATACATTCAATAATTATCTTGCATTTGATTGTAATGATAATTCTATAAATAACGTAGGTAACATCGATATATCCTTGAATACATATAAATATATAAAATTTATATTTAATCGACAATTAACGATCCAGAATTTACAATTTAAAAATAATGTAATCGGAGATGTTTCTTTTATATTATGGCGTAGATTACCTATATCAGAAAATATCTACACACATGAATTATCTAAATCTCAACAATATGTTATTGTTGGAGACACTAATGCTATCAATAACAAAACTATTTACAATTATGATGGCGTACAATCTTATGACTTTATATTTGAATTGATACCAAGTCAATCTATACCAAAATATATCTGTTTTGATACCTATGCAACTAATAATATATTTTACATTGATCCTTCTAATTTAGATATTTCTGGATTGAATACTAATGTTGGTGATCCTAGTTTTATATTGTGGTATACTAATGATCGCAATGATTGTAGCTCAATTTATATAGACCCTACCACATTTCAAGAAAACTTTATAAAAGATATTTCTAATTCTGAAATCTTTTTAACTAACGACCCTTCAGGGATGGTAGTAAGAACCATCTCTGGTGATACTAACAGTTTATCGCTAGACAAATTTACGAACACCATAGATTTATCTAACAATAAAAATTACACAATCGATTCAAGTAACATATCGATAGAACAATTAAATTCGCTTCTTAGAGACTTATCAGGTGATTTAATCAATAATACACAATTTAATGGAAATCTTATTCAAATAAATAATAATTATCCAAACTTCACACTATCATTTACAGATAACGATGATTTATCTTATATATCTATTAGAAGCGATTCAAAATTATTAACATATCTTAATATTGATACAGATATAAGCTATACTGATACAACATATTTTACATTCAAACCTAATAATCAACCTAAAACAGAAATCTTTGTAGCCAATAACCCTGGAAGTTTAAATATAAATCCAGATTATAATATAGAAAATAATCAACCAAATGATAGTATTGTTTTTAATAAATACAGCAATATTGATATTTATGAAAAACGCCCTATTTATGATGGGCGTTTCAATGACATTTCTAATAATGAACCAAAAAAATATAGTTTTTTAATAAAGGAACATCTTAATGATACTATTTTGAAACATAAAGCTTTTGATAAAGATATTATTAAATATACTAATGAGAGTATAACACTAGATATATCTAATGTTAATACTAAAACACTTACTACTAATAATTTAACATTTACTAATATTAATCCTACTGACATTAGTTTAATAGCTACAAATGGAGATATTAATACAATAAATGTAAAAAATATATTATTTACAGAAAATGCCTCTTTTAATATTAATGATATATCAATTTCAAATTTAAATATATTGCAAAGAATAGATGTGAGTAATTCTAATATTTATAATTTACACTCTAATTCCGTTATTACAGATAATATCATCTTAAATAATGAACAAATTACTATTAATTCTAATGATATTAATAAAAGTTATACTAATTTTATTGATACTCATTATTATTATTTAGTATTAGATTTTGATAACACACAGGATTTATCTATTACTAATTTGAAGATTTATGATTTTAGCAATACAGATGTTAGTTTTAATGTTAGAGAACTCTCTAATAATTCTTTTTATGATGTTTATAATTATGATATTTGTAATAATTTTAGTGCAAGTTTTGGTGAAAGTAATAAAACTATAATTTTAAATTTCAATGAACCTACTTTTTTCCATAAAATATCATATAAACGATATGAAATGATATTCGATATTCAAAAAAATTTAAATGACACAATTATTTATTGTATTGATGAATCTTATATAGTTGATGATGATGTAAATATAAATGAATATATATTTAAAATAGTTATCCCCCCTGGAAGATGGACCATTGCCGAAATCAATACTTTATTAGCTGAAACTAATGAAAATAATTATAGTTTAGATAATAGTGTTAATGTATATGCTTATAAAGTTAATAATACACTTGATGATATATGTGGTAACAAAGATATTAGTTTAAATTTATCTGGTTTAAAACCTAGAAATACACATTTTAATAAATTTGTACCTTTTACTGCCGCTTATATTAATAGTAGACCAGTATTAATAACCGCATTCAATTACCAAATTCATGATATATCTGGATATAGACAACCTAGCGATATTTATACATTTTATAAAAATAGCACATTTCTTGAATATTTCTTTGAACCTAATTATTTAGTTCCATATGATATAAGTAATAATGATATTAGTGGTCTAATTCCCGATAATTTCTATTCTAATATATATCATTGGGATATTCCACCATCATATGATACATTTAAAAGATTAGGTTATAATGTAATTAGTCATCAACATCGCTCAGAAAATGATATATCAAACAATTCTTATCAAAATATATTATTTAATTTAAAATTACCAAAGCTTAATATTTATGGTATAAGCAAACAAACTAACCAACTTGATATATCATATGATAATATTATTGGTTTAGATATACCATATGACTATAATACATTTGTTTATGATCATTATAGACCAGTAGATCCTAATGGTTTATTTATAGATTATTCTACAAATATTGTTGATTTAAGTGATGGTTCAACACATTATGATATATGTGAAAATAGTATTCCTTTAACAGATTCATCTGTTAATGAAAATATTAACTATAAAAAGTTATATTTAGAAGATTCTAGTTTTACCGACTTACTTATTAATGATAATAAATTTATATATATTAACTTTAAAAAACACTTACTTAAACTAAATACAGATAATTCATATAATTGTTTGCTTGAGTATGATATATCTACTTCTACACTTGTCTTCAATTCTCATGTAGAAAGTTATAGTAGTATTTTTATAGCTCCTTTTTCTTTGTTAAATTACAACGATATTTCGTTTACAGATAATGAAACCGGTAATTTTGCAGCAGTCTTACCACCTGCAGATTTGTCATATAGTAATTATGATGACATTAATAATGAATATAGTGATGTTACATTATCAGCTGATTACTTATATTCATACAAAATAGAAACCGGTAACTTGTATAATCTATCTGATGATAGAGAAAAATTTAATGAAAAAGATTTAAGTAATAGTATAGACATTGTAAATAAAATAAAACCATATAAATACTATAAAACGACTATTCCTTATACTAATGATTATCAATTTAATGTTAATAATTTACCTAGTGATGCTAAAATAGAAAGTGGATATATAGCACAAGACATATCTGCTATACCAGAATTAAATCATTTAGTTGATAGAACTAATAATTTATTGAATTTAAATTATAATGGAATACAATCTTATTTAACCTCTGCGTTAAAAGAGCTAAATTCGAAAATTAATGAAAATGATATACTTATTCAACAATTAAGAGACAAAATTAATATTCTTAAAAATAAATAATATATATGGCTATATTATATGTCCACATTCGTTTTTTCAACATTAGGCGGTGGTGTTAATGGTATATCTACCAAAAAATCTTCTAATACAACTAATGAATTTAGTTTTTCCACTGAAAAACGTATATTAAGAAAATCTTTTCCTGTAACATCAAAATTTAATAATAAACATATTATGACTAATAAATTTGCACAAACTCCTTTTAGATTAGCAATGAACGATGGTGATCCAGAACTTAAAGTTAGAGGTGGAGAAAAAAGTGCTGCTCATCCATATTCAGGTAAAGTATCACAGAAAATTTATGATTCATCTGATTACATTAGATTTAAAAAGCTACAAAATAGAAACAGAAACTATAATGATAATAAAATATAAATATAGTATATAATGTCAGGAAATAATTTAACATCTACAAATACTGCAATGCATGGAAATATGTTCTCTATTTATAGAAACACCACATATAAAAAATCTGGCGGCGGCGGATTAGGAAAATATCAAGACTCTAGCAGTTACACTAATCTTAAAAAAATTAATGCTATTAGAGAAAATATTATTAATAAAACTAATTACAGTGATGGTGGTAACAAAAACACTATAAATAAAAGCTTGCAAAATGTACGAAATTCTGGTACTGTACCTCCAAAAAAATATAACTATAAATAAATCTATTTTCTTATTATTAATATATAATGAATCAAATGAATCAGTATTTAGTTGAATTTGTTGGTACATTATTTCTTGTTTATGTAATATTAGCTGTTGGACAGCCATTTGCTATTGGTGCTGCTTTAACTATTGCTATTATTATTGGTGGAAAAATATCTGGAGGACACTTTAATCCTGTTGTCACAGGTGTTATGTTAATGAATAAAAAATTAGAACCTATACATAGCATACCTTATTTGCTAGCGCAAGGAGCCGGTGGACTTTTAGCACTACAAATTTATAAACAAACTTTTTAATACAATATAAAATTTTATTGTATTAAATATTTATAATGGATGTTGGTTGGAATGTAATAGAAACTTATTTTAAAGATAATCCTGATTTTTTAGTTAATCACCATTTAACATCATATAACGACTTTTTTAATAAAGAAATTTTTAATATTTTTAAAGAAAAAAATCCAATTAGAATATTCAAACAACCCATTGTTATAGATAACAATCGCGATTTTAAACTTAAATGTAATTTATTTTTTGCTGGCAAAAACGGAGACAAAATATATTATGGAAAACCTATTATCTATGATGAAAATAATTCTCATTATATGTTTCCAAATGAGGCTCGCTTAAGAAATATGACATATGGTTTTTCTATACATATAGATATCGATATTGAATTTGAAATTATTAATGATGAAAATATGGTAGAAAAACAAACCATCACATTGGATAATATATTTCTAGGAAGATTTCCTATAATGTTAAATTCTGACTTATGTGTATTAAAATCACTCGCTAATGATGTTAAATTTAATATGGGCGAATGTAGAAATGATCACGGTGGATATTTTATAATTGATGGTAAAGAAAAATCTATAGTATGTCAAGAAAAATTCGCCGATAATATGTTATATATTAGAGATAAATATAATGAAATTTATAGTCATTCTGCTGAAATTAGATCTGTATCTGAAGACGCATCTAAACCCGTAAGAACCACAGCCATTAGAATTGTTGAACCTTCATCTAAATACACCAATCAACAAATAGTTGTTGTCATTCCAAATGTTAGAAAGCCTATACCTCTTTTTATATTAATGAGAGCACTTGGTATAATAAGTGATAAGAAAATTATTGAATTTTGTTTACTTGATCTCGAAAAAAACTCTCATTTGTTAGAATTATTTATACCATCTATTCATGACGCTAATACTATATTCTCTAGAGAGGTTGCACTTAAATATATAGCTACATTTACTAAAGGAAAAACTGTTCCTCATGTTTTAGAAATATTATCTAATTATTTTTTACCTCATATAGGTGAAGACAACTTTATTGATAAGGCCTACTTCGTAGGTTATATGGTTAATAATCTAATAAAAGTCTTTACTAAACAAGAAAAACCTACCGATAGAGATAGTTTTAAATTTAAACGTGTTGAATTAACCGGTAAACTTATTGCTGACCTATTTAAAGAATATTATACATTACAACAAAAACACATCTATTTAAAAATAGATAAAGAATATTACTATCATGAAGGTATATATCAAAATAATTTTACTAACCTATTATTAAATAATTATCAAGAATATTTTAAAGAAAGAATACTTGAAAATGGTTTTAAAAAAGCATTCAAAGGAAATTGGGGTGCAACAGATCACACTAAAAAACTTGGTTTAGTGCAAGATCTCAATAGACTTTCCTTCAATTCTTTTATGTCACAACTTAGAAAAATTAATTTACCTTTAGATTCTAGTGCTAAAGTTGTTGGACCAAGATTATTACATGGTTCACAATGGGGCATTATTGATCCAGTAGATACACCTGATGGAGGCAATGTTGGTCTACATAAACATTTAGCTATTAGTGCAATCATAACTGATGGATATTCAAAATATGATTTAATACCTCTACTTAGAAAATTAAAAATGAAATTTCTACAGGAGTCTTATCCTAAAGAAATATACGCTTTAACTAAAATTATTATAAATGGTGATTGGTGTGGATTGACAAATTCACCTAACGAAATAGTTAATATTATGAAATTCTATAAGAAAATTGCTGTAATACCTATATATACCAGTATATCATGGAATATAAAAGAAAAAACCATATACATATACACTGATTCCGGAAGATTAACTAGACCTATATTTTATATTGAAAATAATAAACCTTCATATGACCATGATTTTATATATGACAAAATAGAAAATTATTCACTAAATTGGATTGATTTGGTATCTGGTTTTAATCCTAAGAATGATGATTATTCAACCAAAAATAATAAGGTTTATACACTAAAGCAATTATATAATATTAATTCTAATGATAATGATAAATTAGCTAAAATTAAATTAAATAAAGCTGTTATCGAATATATAGATACTAATGAGGCAGAAACCGCATTCATTACTTGTGATGTAAATCTTATTAAAAAAATGCATACACATCTTGAAATACATCCATCATTAATATTAGGCATTATGGGTAATCAAGTTATATTTCCTGAAAATAATCAATTACCTCGTGATCTTTTCTCTTGTGGACAAAGTAAACAAGCAGTATCCTTATATCACTCTAATTATCAGAATAGAATTGATAAAATGGGTGTTGTGTTAAATTATGGCCAAATTCCTCTAATTAAAAGTAAATATCTTAAATATATTAATGATGAATCACATCCAAATGGTATTAATGCTATTGTTGCAATTATGTGTTATACTGGTTATAATACCGAAGATGCTGTTCTATTTAATGAAGCCTCTCTTCATAGAGGAATTTTTAATACAACTTACTTTAACTCTTATGAAGCCCGAGAAGAAAGCACTAAAGTCGCAGGAAGTAATATTGATGTAAAGTTTACTAATGTTGAAAGTCAACCTAATATTTTTAATATTAAACCTGGTTATGACTATAGTCATCTTGACGAATTTGGATTAATTAAAGAAAATACTAAACTTGATGATAAAGCTATAATTATCGGTATGGCATTATCTGATATAACCGACCCTAATAAAGCAGTAGATGCATCAATTACACCAAAAAAAGGACAACTCGGTTATGTTGATAAAACATTTATGACTGAAGGAGAAGAAGGTTTCAGAATAGCTAAAGTTAGAATTAGAGAAGAAAGAATTCCAGCTATTGGAGATAAATTTTGCAGTAGATGTGGTCAAAAAGGAACCATAGGATTAATAATACCTGAAAAAGATATGCCTTTTACTGCTGAAGGCATTCGTCCTGATATGATCATTAATCCACATGCATTACCTTCCAGAATGACCATAGGACAACTTGTAGAAACTATCATGGGAAAATCTCATTTACATTTGGGCGCTTTTGGATCTTGTACTGCTTTCGACAATAAAGGTAATAAAAGTGAATTATATGGTGAAATACTCAATAATTTTGGATTTCATTCCAGTGGTAATGAATTATTGTATAATGGAACTACAGGAATACAAATCGAAAGTGAAATATTTATAGGTCCTACATATTACATGCGACTTAAACATATGGTCAAAGATAAGATAAATTATAGAGCAAAAGGACCAAGAGCAAACCTAACTAGACAAACTATAGGTGGAAGAGCTAATGATGGCGGTTTAAGAATAGGTGAAATGGAAAGAGATGGTGTTTTAGCACACGGAATGTCCAAATTTTTAAATGAATCCTTAATGGTTCGTGGTGATGAATATTATATTGCAGTATGCAATAATTCTGGCTTACTTGCAGTCTATAATAAAGAAAAAAATATATTTATTAGCCCAGCTATCGATGGACCACTAAATTTCACTATAAACAAAGAAGGTAATCATAATATTGAACATATATCGAATAAAGGAAAAAAATTCTCTATATTAAGAGTGCCTTACTCTTTTAAACTGTTGATACAAGAATTAGCTTCTATGAATATTCAAATTAGAATAATTACCAGCGATAATATTGAACAAATTTCTAATATGTCTTATTCTAATAATATAAACAAATTGCTACAAACATCTGAAACAAACATTACAAATACCATTAGAAAACTTATTAGAAGTAATAGAGATAAAGAATTTAAATTTAATCTTAAACCCGATGTAACAATTATAGGCGAACCTGTTGTCCCTGCTCCTGCACCTGCTCCTGCACCTGCTCCTGCTCCTGCACCTGCTCCTGCACCTGCTCCTGCACCTGCTCCTGCACCTGCTCCTCTTCCTGCATCTGCACCTATTAGTATAGATAAATCTAACATATCTGTAAACAAAAAAATTAAAATAACTGATGACGATTCTGATGATACTTGGATAATTGTAGGTATAGATGGTGATGATTTAGTTATAAGATCTATAACCACTAATGAAATTAAACTATCTACTATGGATGAGATTAAATCTATTGAAACTCAAGCTAAATCTGAAGAAAGTCCACCTTTTAGACCCAACGAAATCACAACTCCTGAAAGTCCACCTTTTA